AACTATTTAATCATCAAATAACCTCATAGGCTTCGCTGTGAGCCGCTTTTGCTATTGTTTGGTATAGTTGTAAGGGTCGAACAGCGAAAAGCCTATAGAGGTCAAATATCCTTTAATCTTCTGTTCATGTCATCCAGCTTGTTTCCGAAGTCATTGTAGGTAAGCTTTGAATACTTCACGATGTCTTCAAGGTAGCTGTTTGTCATAATCATCATATTTCTAATCTCCAATACCGCGCCATTGGTTGAGATTCCGAGTGTAACGATGCTCTCCATCTGAGATATGGTGGTAGTCATGTTCTGAGCGATGGACTCTCCTGCAATCTGCAGGGCGGTGAAGCGACCATTCAGCTCATCTGCGGTATCTTGCCCCATAGATGCCCATCCTCCGCTTGTAGCGGTCTGTGATGAGGATGAGGAACCAGTGTAGCCTGTCACCTTTGCCCACTCGTCACGTCTCTTCAATCCTTCCTGGACAATATCATCGTAACGCTTGTTGAACGCTTCTATGTCTGTTTCGGTAAGCTTGCCATCGTTGTCCTTGATAGCCTTCGCCCAATCATCATAGAGCTTCTTCAAGTCTCCGTTGATGAGGTCTTCCATAGAGTAGGAGAGAAGAGCCTTTTGCATCATTTCAGCGAAATCGTCTGCAAAGTCCTGCGCTGACTTGCTCATATCCATGAGGTCTGACACGAAGCTATCCTTCATGCTATCAAAGGAAATCTGCGTAAGGCTTTCCTTCAGCTTGTCTGATAACTCATCCAGCTTGCCCGCTTGGTCTATGTAGTCATTCAGCTTCTCTGTCAGACGCCCACCATAGTTACCCTTACCAGTGTTCTCGATATGCTCCCAGATGGCAACGTTGCCACGGAGGAGCTTCATTTCCTCTGGGCTGAGGGAGAAGAGGTCGCCATTGAAGTCTGATTTGACGTTCTTCTTGATCCAATCCATCTCATCACTACCGAAGCCACTCCAATAACGATTCCATGAGCCGTGAGAAGCGTGATAGCTTGCCTGTGCCTTTGCGATGTCGAGGTAGTTCTTATTAGTCTCCTGCTGATTCTTATAGGCTTGCTCGTAGTATGAGGTTGCCTTAGAACCATAGGAATTTTCCATTGCGTCAGTCAAATCCTCGATGGATTGCTGCAAGAGGGTATTTCTGTCCGTCAGCCTTTCGATGGTATCATTGACCTTCTTTGCATTTCCATCTCCACCGAACAGACTATTGAAGCCACCGAATGAAAGCGTGTTGAGGATATGTGAAACGTTGTTTCCGATACTCTTCAATGGCTTCATAACGATGTCACCCGATAAAGCATCATCGAGGATACCCGTTACTGCGCCAAAGACCGTGTCCATGAGGTTACTGATGAGTGTTCCGAAGCCATCTTTCAGAATATCGAGGATGCCGAGTATTGCGGAGATTATTTCACCTGCCATACCGCTATCCCCTAAAGCTTTCGTCAGAGCCTTGGCTGCGTCGCTGTCTTTGCCGAGTAACCCTTGGATTCCCTTTGCAAGCGTGTTGGCAACGTCCTTCTGCATGTTGCCGCCGAAAAGCTTGTCAAGTCCTAGGATGGAGTTTCCCACACCTTTGAGTGACCCCGATGTGAGACCCTGCAAACCATTTTCAAGCTGCTGGAACTGAGAAACTGCCTTCTGTGCAGATGTCTGTAAGTCTGATGATGCCTTCTGAACAGAGGAACCAAACTCTAGAACGTTGTTAGATGCGGTAGCGAGTACGTTCTGCGCTCTAGAGAGGTTGCCTTCAGCCTTGCTGATACTTGTCTTGTCACCGCTCTTCTTAGCCTTGGCGAGGTCTTCCTGCGCCTTGGTGACAGCTTTCGTGGCTTCAATCTCTCGCTCTTGTGCGTCAATATAGCCTTGCATGGCTGACTGATAGGAGTTGATATCGTCAGAGACTTTCTTAAAGATGTCGCTATCCCATACGGTGGCAGAGCCTTGTAGTTTGGAGATAAGTTCCTGTATAGTCTTCTGTTCATTAACATCTGTTGTGCTCTTGGACAGCTCCTGCAACTTCTTTATTGTTGGTTCCAGTTGGTCCTTGAACATAGCTCCGAAGTCTCCGAAGATGCTTCCCCAATCGATGTTCTGTCTGATAGCGTTTATCTCGATGGTTTGGAGGTCCTTCTTCTTCTGCTGCTGTAGAGAGAGCTTTTCGCCTTCCGTCTGAGCCTTGGCAATCTTCTCTTCGTACTCCTCAGCAATGGCTTGCTTCTGCTGATAGAGTGAACCATACTCCTTCAAGTAGTCACGCATAGAGGTGAGGGCTTCCCTGTTGACCTCATCAAGCTTCTTGTTATACTCTTGGGTAGCGAGGTCTCTAGCCTTATTGAGGGCATCGGTCTGAGCAGAGGTAAGAGCTTCTTTCTTGCCAGCTTCCTTGTTTTTCTTCTTGAACTCTGCTTCCTGCTTGTCAATCTCTGCTTTGCGCTTGGCATAGTCGTTCTTAATTTCAGCAAGCTTCTTCTCCGTGCCTTCCTGCATGAGGGAGATAGTTTCATCTGTATTTTTCTGCTGCAAAGCCTTCAAGCGGTTGTTTAAATCCTCTTGGGCTTTGATAGTCTTGTTTTCTTCCTTAATGCGAGTCTTACTAGCTGTAACTGCCGCTTTTTCTGCCCTTCCACTTACATCACCACCTAGTTTCGAGTAGGCATCCTTGGCTGCTTTCAAGTTTTGGGTGGCGGTTTCGTACTGAGAAGCGGTGTATTTGCTCTTATTTCTCTCCATAGCAGCAACCTTCTTCTTGGCTGCGTTGTATTCACGCTGCGCTTTGTTGTAAGCCTGCTGATAGGTTTCCGTAGAACCAGTGTTAGCCAACGCTTGTGCTCTTTTTTTGGCTTGGTTGAGGGATTGTTTGGCGGTGTTCCATTGAGCCCTAAAAATCAAAGGAATAGTCGTTGCGCCAGTGACCGCCCAATTACGCTTCATCGCTAAGAGGTTGTTCAGAACCTTTGTTTTCTCAGACTCCTGCATGCGGAGATTCAGATCAGCAGGATTCTTCTTGATGTCTTCTCGAAGACCTGCTATCTCTTTCTGAGCCTTATTGATGAACGCATCCAATCTACTCTCGCCTGTGGCGTAGTTGATGGTTTCGTTGGCAGCTTGCCAATCGTTAGCCAGATTGATTGCTTCGTCATAGAAGTCAAAGATTTCTTGACGTACACTTTCGTTCTCCTGTGCTTCTTGCAAGCGAACTTCGATAGGCTTTGCATTCTCGGCTGCTTGGTCTCGAAGTTGGATGATGTTGGAAAGCTTTTCTTCTGCTTGGTCAAGGTCTTCTTTGGCTTGGTTTATCTGTGATGAGATAGCGATGCTACCTTGACCACCATTGGCTGCGTCTGCTCTGAGTTGCATTTGAAGTTCCTCAACCTTCTTTCGATACTTCTCAACTTCCTCAACAGCCTTATTGTACTTCAACTCATCCATGCTCTCGGCAACTTCCTTCTGCGTCTTAGCAAAATCGGCAGATGCAAGTTGAGCTTGCGAGTATTGTTCCGTTAACTGAGGTGCGAGGTTGGAGAGTTTTTGGTAAGCTTCTGCCTTCTCGTATTCTGTAGCTGTCTCAGACTGAATAGTTTTGATAAGGCTTTCGATATTCTGCTGACGTTCCTTGACCTTGCTATCAAACTCATCCCATGCTTCATTGGATTTCCTTACTGCCGTTTCATGTGCTGTTTCTGCGGTAGCAAGCTTATATACGGCATAGGTTACTGCTGCGATGGTGGCAGCTATCAAAAAAAGAGGACTAGAGAACATAGAAGCATTCCATGCCCTCTGTGCCTTCTCGCATAAGAGAGTAACCTGTGCCCATATTCCTTTGGTTGCGGTATCGCGAGCTGTCGCTGCGGTATTCAAGCCTTGGGATGCGGTATTGGCATTGGTTGCAGCCGTTGCAGCTTTCTCTCTTGCTGCTTTAAGTTGGTTTGCTATATTGTTTCTTTCGTTTGCTGCCGTATTGAGGTTTGTTGCTGCCGTATCTCTGACTTCTGCTGATACATAATCGTCAAGGGCATCATAAGCATCTTGGAGTGATTGCACTTCGTTATCTTGTAGCGCAAGCTTATTCTCCAATACGTGAACCTCGTCTTGCATAACCTTTGCCTTGGTTTGCAATTCGGCAACGTAAGCCGCAACCTCTTCACGCTTGGATGCTACCAATTCCGCCTGGGCTGCTGATAACTGGCCTTTGGCTACTGCTTCTTCAAGGTCTGTCTTCTTTACTTCTTCCTTCTTTGGAAGTAATGCGTCAAGGGCTGACAACTCAGCCGCATAGCCTACATTTGCTGTAGCTGTATCAAAGGCTGCTACACTTACCGCCATTGCCTTATAAAGACCGATGGCAGATGCGGCTGCAAGGATAACCTCACCTATCTCCTTCCAATGGTCAATAACCGTAGATGTGATATCCAAAGCATCATTCATCAAGCCTTCTGTCTGAGTGCCAAGGTCATTGATAGCCATTTCGATAGTATCTTTAATATTGCTTACCTGACCAGTAATAGAGTGAGATTGCTTTTCCATCAATCCACCGAACTTGCCGCCTTCATTGGTAAGGCTTTCGATAGCCTTCTTGACTTCGGGGAAACCAACCTTACCTGCTGTCACCAATTCCGAAACCTTATCCTTGGTAACTCCGAACTGCTTGGCAAGTTCCTCTGTCAAAGGAATACCGCGACCCGTAAATTGCATCAAGTCTCTTGTGAACAATCGACCTTGCACCATCGTGGTACCATAGAGCCATGTGAGGTCTTGCAGGTTCAATCCCAATCCTGCAGATACGTCGCCGAGCCTTCTCATGGTATCGGTAATCTCGTTGGCTGCAAATCCGTATGCAAGGAACTGCTTTGCGCCATTTACCACACCCTTCATGTCAAAAGGAGTAGTAGCAGCAAGGTTGGCGAGGTCCGAAATCATTCCCTTTGCCTTCTGTCCGTTACCGAGCATGGTTTCAAAGGCAATCTCAAACTGCTGAAACTCTCCTCGGACAGTACCCAGTGTGCTGATGATTTCCTTTGCCGTAAATCCAGCAAAAGCCACCGAGGCAACAGACTTGATGCGATTGAAAACATTCTCAATGCTCTGCCCCTGCTGCTCGACTACTCTTGCTGTCTGTGATACTCCATCCTGCACCCCTCGAAAGGCTTTCAGTACGGATGAATTATCGCCTGTTATGTCAAACTTGATACTTGCCATTTTTTTATTCTGTCAATTACGTAAAGGTGCACCTCCTCACCCAAACCTTTATTCTTTACTTTGTTCTTGTTAGTGAAGGAGGTTAAATTGGATTTTCTTCGCTCTGTCTGATCAGCTCCATGATGTCCTCTTTGTTATCTCCGCTGAAGACCTTCTCTGTTGCTGATGGAATGTGAGCCTTCTTTCTTTCCTCATCGGATAGATAGATGGAAGTTATCTTATCCTTCATCATAAGCGTGAGGTTGTTGTATGAGATTTCCCACAGAACATAGTCAAGGGTCCACTTGTATCTCTCGCAAGCTGCGTCAACGAGAGAGCCCCAAATGGTTCTGCCACCAAAGATATACTGATTACTGGAGTCTTTGGCTTGGTTTATCTTCTCCATACGCTCCGCTTCCTTGTCTATTCCACATTCCGTGATGATGTCGTGAAGCTTGTTATCTGAGAGTATGGTGATGAGAAGAGTAGCTATATCATCGTTATCACAGAACTTGAAGATGATGTTTTCCCTTGCCTTCAATATGCGTGAACTGAGCATATCGGATTTCTTCTGAAGGGTGTGGTAGGCTATTAGCTTACAACAGAGACTTCGATTCTCACCTACTACACGGAGTGCTTCAATGAGGGGATTCAGCTTTAGGTTATCATCTTTGATGCCTAGCTGCTTAATCAATGGAGCAGTCAAATACATCTTGCCTAAAGTCTGAGGGTAGATGAACATGTGCCTTCTACCTACCTGTATGCCTAGAGGTGTTTCTGTTAACACCATGGCTATCTTTGTGCCAATTTCGATGTCATTCTTCATAAGCCAATAAAATTTGTTAGCACCCAAGGCAGGACTCGAACCTGCGTCTTTCAACCAGCTTTTTAAAGACCAACTGGATTTTATGTGACGGACTTTGGTCTCGCTCTAACCAACTGAGCTACTTGGGTAGGTTGCCGACTGATAACCCTCAATCGGCTGAAGGGTGAGAAGAAATCAACATATTGTCTTAAGGTTCACCTTCGACCTGTCCGTTTGTTGGAACGGTTACTTCCGTTTCTGTGTCTGTAGCGCCTGCAGGATGCTTGAATGTAAGAACGTATTCGTCTGTCTTTCCCTTAGCCTTCTTGGCTGTGATAATGCGCCAACGGAACTGACAATATACGGTCTCACCCTTCTTGTTGGTGGTCTTTGCTACTTCGTCACCCTCTGGCACAAGAGCCTTGTGGGTGTACTGCATCAAAGCACCATCCGCTGAAGAATATGACTCCTCCACGCTTACGGTTGACTTGCCGATATAGCAGCCAGGGTTCTCTGCATCTTCCGGCTGAACAGCGATAGCGTAGTTTCCTTCGATAAGTCCATCAATGGTAGGGAAAGGCTGAGGTAATCCCTTCTTGATAAACTCTTGGTAAACGAGTTCGTAGGTGGACTTAGTAGTCTTGGAATCGACAATACCACCACCTTCCTCCTTAGCTTCTGTTGTATCGCCCTTGGTAGGGTTCAACTGGGTAGTGTCCTCCTTTGGAGTGTCAAGCTTCTTCCAGTTGTTGGTTGCAGCACTAAGGTCACGAACATAGATGGATGGTTTTCCCCATGTTGTTACTGACATAATCTTAATCGTTTATAGTTTGATACAATAATCTTCTGTAAACTCTGTAAATGGCTTGTGGTCAGTATGTTTTACGCAAAGTGATGTGTAGAAAATAACAAAAACAAAACAAACCGAGTAACAAATATGGGTTTCAATACCACCGATTTTTTACTTCCGTTAATCTTTCGTAAAACTTTGCACTGATATGACAATGACAACCATTTGCTTGTTTTGGTTGAATTTTATGGAGGTATGGAGTGAACCGTTAGTTTCGGATATTCATCAATATTTTTCGCTGTGACCGTCTTTTGCTTGGTGGGTGGATAGTTGGTAGGGGTGGAGGTGTGAAACCTCTTGGAAACCAAAAATAACCTTGCAAGTGAGAAAGTATCAAAAAGGGGTGTCAGCATCATCGACCAGGCACAACTATCAAATATCAAAACAAATTGGTCGTGATGCGACACCCCGTGACAGATTGGAATATCTTTTAAACTGCTGCTCTCCAAAATTCCATGATGGATAGCCCAGTGTAGAATTTCTTCATTGTGGCTTTCCGAAACCTGCATCTTATCATACCGTACTCGGTGTACTTCTGTAGGGTTTTTCGGGAGATACCAAGCAGCTTGCAGGTTTCGTTGATACTATACCTGCTTGCTGCGTTTACTTTCGGTTCGTTACTAGTTACTGCCATAGTTTATGCGTATTTGCGTTGAAACTCGGTTCTGAACTTCTCAAATTTCAACTTCTCACGGAGCTTGATGTAATAGGCATCTTGCTCGAACTTCTTCTTTGGAGGTTGGTTACTATCAAACTCTATTCTGACTTGGAGGTCGATGAGGTTGCAGCGTTCCCACTCCTCCTTGTAGGTTGGGGAGGTTTGAAAAAGATGAGCATCCATTCGTCCGCTCATTACATCGGCTTCTGCTATTGTCTTCATTGCGGTGTTTATGGTGATTTGCTTTGTTGTCTTCATGATCCGTCCTCCTATGCTGTTTGGCAAGTTGAAAGAATGTTTACCAACTCGTTGTACTGGCTGAGTACAAATGAAAGAATTGAATCCTTGGCATCGCAGTAGGTTACGAGTTGAGTAGCTTCGCTCATTGCTTCTGCTATCATTGCTTTCTGCTCGTTCAGACCATCCTGGTCCATTAACTGATTGATAATTAATGTTGCTCCTTGTGATAATATAATATTGTTCATTTCTTCTTAATTTTAAATGGTGTGAATAATGTTCTAATTGCTCTTAGTGCACTTCCGTTTCCGATTGTTTTATTGCTCTTAGTACACTCCTAATTTTACGAGATTTGCTTTTTTGAAGCATCTCCACTCCTCTTTTTCGGTGTCGAAATAGGTTTGGATGGTCGGATTCTCTTTTCTTCCGCTTGTGGTGGTGGAGGTTGCAGGAAGTAATTCTGCTTTGAGTGTTCCGTATGCTTCTCTTATAGAACCGTCAACCTTTTGGAAGTAGAACTTAACGATTCTGTTCTTCATCGCTGTGTGGAGCTTGATGTTAGCCCAAGCAACCTTCAGTGCTTCTGAGAGGGTGTAACCATTCTTTTTGATGAACTGCCAAGCGAGCTTCATCACTGATTTCAACTGATTCTTTCTTGTTGTGCTCATAACTTTAAAAGTTTAATTTGTTTATATATTTTTGTTTTGATGGTGCAAAGATACAAAGAATAATTGATATTGCCAAACAAAATACTATGTTTAACTTTAGATTAACATTTAAAACATCTAAACTTAAAAGTTTTAACTGTTAAACAATCATAAACTATACGTTGTGTTCTATGATAATCCAAAAATGTGTATTATCTTTGCAGCCACAAATTAAACATTTACTTTGTATGGATATTAGAGATAAAATCAAAGAAGCAGGATGGACAATCTCTGCCGTTGCAGCCAAGATGAAAGGTAAGGATGGGGAGGAGGGAGTTACACAACAAGCTCTTTCGCAGTTATTGATAACAGGCAATCCAACTTTGAATAAACTGAGGGAGATTGCCGACATCATAGGTATCTCCGTCTCTGAGTTGTTGGCAGATGGACCAACGGATTTCACCGCATTCATAAGATGCAATGGAGAAATGTATTTTGCAAAATCACCGGAGGAAGTTATTAACATTTTAAATAAGATAAAACGATGAAGAAATTATTGCTTTTTATTGTGCCGATTTTGGTGCTTATTTTCGCTGTGTCCTGCTCTAACAGTGATGATGGTAATGATGATAGTGGTTACACAAATGTCTCGTTAGAGAGCCTAAATGGTACAGGATGGTTCAAGAGTGCCGATGCAGGTGGCTCAAAGTTCAACTACGTGGAGTTCAAGGGAAACAGGATTGCTTGGGCAAGGTCTTCGGGTTACGCTTACATCATTGACCGACATTTCGGAACTTTCTCGTTGAGTGGTGATAAACTCTCTGTTACACTCGATGAGACCAATGAACACTATACTTTCCAAATCCGCTACTACAAGGATTCCAAAGGTGAAGTTTGGTTGACCATAGATGAGGATGCCGCAGACAAAGACAAAGTGCCAGGTGGTTTCTATTGGAAAACAGATAGCCATAACTACATTGATGCTCACGACAAAGAGTAAAAAGTTACTATTGGCATGGTTATTCAAAAGCAAAGTTGTATCTTTGCAGCCAATTATTTATTGATATTTTAAAACGCTCCATAACCTCAAATTCTTGCAAAAGATTTGTTGTATATTTTTGTTTTGATTTATGGTGTGTTTGGGGAGCCGTCTGTGAAGATAGCTCCCATTTTTATTTTACTCCCACGGCATTCTTTCTGAAACGTATGCTCTTGTCTTCTCCGTGAACTCCTCTAACGCTCTTCTATAGTCGATATTTTTTATATTCAGTTCTCTTACTGCTTCCCTCTCTGTAGCTCCTTGATAGTGTAGGGTGAGCATACCTTGCACTTCTTCGGGCATATTGGAGATTGCTTCATCCAAGAGATTCTGCAGGTGTTCTACTTCCATCATCTGAATCGCATTTGCAGGAGTGGGAAGTTTGTGCCAAGCTCCAAGGTCAACTACCTTGCATTGTGTTTCCTTCTTCTGCTTACGTAGGTTCATCATACTCTGTCTTGCTTTGGTACATAGAAGTGCACGAAACCTTCCTTCATCTGAAAGGTCGATTTTGAGGGTTGATGGCTCTACTAACAGCCGATAGTAAACATCGCCAATAGCGTCTTCTATGTCGTTCCATGCAAGGTTGCAAATGTTCTCATACTTCTTCTTTAGAAAGTTTATCATCAGCTGCTCATACTCCTTGGCTTTCTCTACTACCTTGTGGCGATAAACACGATCAACACTGGAGTTCTTGATGTATTGCTGTTTTGCAGCCAACTTCTTCTTTGCTGAGGCTTCCTGCTCTGCTTTCTTGCGTAGGTTGCGTTGTTCTCTTAATACATCGGTTTTGATTCTTCGTGCATCAAACCCCTCTTTTTTGAACCATAGGAAGAAAGAGTTATGCTCGATATGAGACTTTTTTACTTGGTCTTTGAGGGTTAGTTTAGGGTTCTTCACTAAACCGCTCTTAAATGAGGAAATAACGCTATTGTAGCGTTCTGTTACTTGTGCGCTAAGAGCATAAACGTCTTTCTGACTGCCTTTGAAGTATTCTTTGTAACTTCCGTCATTAACCTTTGTAAAAATCTTTGCTTCCATAATTCTGTCACTTTAATTTGTTTATATATTTTTGTTTTGATGGTACAAAGGTGCAATATATATTTTGTATTACCAAATGTTTTATCGGGTTTAACTTTAGTTTAACTTATTGATGCTTAATATGTTAATAGAATCTTAAAAGCCGCTGTATTGCTGATTAACGGAAAATATATGTAAGTATATGGGAGCTATGTTTTGTACCTCTTGGAATGGCTTATATGAAGTATTTGGCATTTAATTAACTTGACTATTGTTACTAAATTGTACCGCAAACTAAATTGATAAAATGTAGCAAAAACAATTTAACATGATGCTACTGAATGTTAATATACAAAAAAGGCACTCTAACCTCACGGTCAAAGTGCACTAAAAACAATGAAACGTTAAAAGAGCGTTTCATGATACAAAGTTACAAAACTTTTCTGTATCTTGCAAATTTATACTATACTATACTATTTAACAATTGCAAATCATTGTCTCTATCGTAGTCGTATGGATAGAAAGTGTTGGCAAGGGCATCCATCTTGTCGGGAGAACGTTTCAGACGCTTCTTGATTTCGTCTTTTGGTTCCATGATGATTGAACCATCTGACTGAAACAGCCAATGCACTTCGCACAATTCTTGATCCAACTCATCGTCAGGTGGGAGTGCTGCAAAGAATCCATTCTTCGGGTTGAGCCAGTCACGTATGCACCAAAACAAATAAGCCCTCATGTTAGCGAAAGAGTAGCAGCCTGTCACATCGTGCTTATTTCTCACGCCTTCCGAGAACTTGCAAGAGAATGCGGTTAAGTACTTTTGCTCTATAAGCCTTGAATATACTCCCGCACCTTCTCCAATGGTATCAATGAAAGCCTTTGCTTTTTTGTCAGACATGAGATAACTTCGTGTAATACCTGCTACTTCCATGTGGTCTGCTGTTCCTCTCGAATTATGGCACTTTATTTCAGAAACATAATTGTCGAAGCGAGCCACGAAACATGATCTATCGCGACCCATTCCTGCAACATCTACACCAAGACGAAGATGTCTTTTGGTTACATAACCTTCATCTTGCAATTCTCGCCATCGTTTGTTGGCTAATTCTACCCATTCCATAGGTATGAGTGTGTCTTCGGAAACTCTCGGAAACATACCAAGAACCTTAACACGAAAAAGGTCATTTGGAGTGTAATATCCACCTTCCCACACAAAATCACCACGACCTTCATCAAACTCAGACTTTCTGATCTTCTGTGCCCATGCTGTGACCTTATCGGCTACCCATTCATAGTCAACTTGACCAGGTATAATATTTTTCTTGCTAACCACGTTTTCTGCATTGAGAGAAGAAAGTCGGAATTTAGAGAAGCGACTTGATTTCATAGCTCTTGCTGCATAGCCAGTGGTGATATTAGGGTTGAATACTATCAAAAGCCGAGAATTACCTTGTAGGTTGCCTTCGATTGCATTATATACAGAATCGGAGATACCCGATGCTTCCGTAACAACAAACATGGTGTTTACAGCATGGAATCCCGACCATGCCTCTGTGTTGTCTTCTGCAGACTTAAAGCCAGTGAGATACCACTCCTCATAGTCTGTACGAATACCAGTTGAGAGAAGTCTGCCGGGGAGAAATCCTGCCTTTTTGAAAAGACGAGATATTTCGGGTATCATAATATCTGTGACTTGACGACCTGTAGGTGCAGTCATGGCTATTTTGGTATTCTCTTTTAAATTACCGCTCTTGTCGAATTTTGGAGTAAGGTACATAAAGCACATAGCGGCACAGGCAGCGATATAATCTTTACCTCTCGCTGTGCCACTGGCTACCGCAGTCATTTTGTTATGTTGCACAGACCGCAGTATCGCTTTCTGTTCTTCGTCAAGGCGAGCATGAAGTACATCTTTGGCGAATGTACACCAATCATCATGCCATTCTCTCATCTTGCGAAGTGCGACTTTACTACTTTCCATTAATCTTCTTCTTTGGCGAAATCTTTCATTAACTGTTCAAAACTGTTTATTTTTACATTCTGTTCTACGGTTTCTGTATAACCTCGACTCTTTCCTTTTGTCTTTAGAAGGAAAAATACAGCATTGAGGTTTCCTGATGCAACGGCAGAACGCAGTTGAGATTCTGCCAAGTCAATAAAACTCTCGTTGACATTCTCAACCGCATCCTTAAATTCGTCATTCTCCATCCAACGATAGAAAGTTGTTCTGCTTTTTATGCCTGTTTGTCTGCAAGCCATAGAAATATTACCTGCGACACCATCAAAAACTTTCAGAAACTCTTTCTGCTTTTTGGTGAGTGGTTGTTTTTTGTTCATGTATGAATCTTATTTAAGCGAATTACTGCTGCTCAAAGAGGTTGCCTTGTGCAAGGGCATCAGATTCTTTCTTAGTACAACTAATGTTCTCCTTGTATTGAGGGTGCATAGCTGCCTTGTCTGCTTCCATTGCAATCTGCTCAAAGGCTTCCTCATTTGGCATTTTGTTCGCATTGTTTATTTTTGCGGCTTCGGCATAGAAATGGTCAAGTCCACGTCCCATTTGCTTGCCACGAAGCGTGTGCATATCAAATACATAGTCTGGCATATCGTAATGCTTGGTAGCGTTCTCTTGCCAGTAAACAGAGATAGCAAGGTCAACAAATCGTGACTTGCGTGAGTGAACCAGTTGGAGAACAGCTTGGGTGAATGGCAACTTTTCGGGCAATGACCGCTCTTTCAATGATACAAGATAGTCGTATGTCTGCTTCAAATTGAAGATGATGGTGTTTGTGGTTGGTTCACCAAGTCCGCAGTCCTCACAACTCATAATAAGCATGCGTTTCCACGCATAACGCTGATAGCCGCTCTCATAGAGTTCTACAGCCCAAAACATTGCTTGCTTCTCGTCGCATCTTCTGATGGACTTTTGAAAAGCACTGGCAACCTCAAAGAAGTTGTAGCCGTGCTTCGTTGGTTTCATTTGAAATGTACTCATATTCATTATGTTATATTGTTTTACTGGTGCAAACGTAATATAAATATTTGAAATGCGCAAGCAAATCTTCTGAAAATCAGCTTGTTAGAACGGAATATTTAATCCACGTTGATATGGATGCTTCCGTTTTGCTATGGAGGTGTCTTTTTTCAAGGTGATGCACTCTCCAAAAGTTTTACGCAGGAACATTGTATCCTCGGCTTCTTGCTCCAATGTTCGGTAGTTGGAGCATCCACCGCTATTATGGAATGTGTCTGTGCCTACAATAGAAAACCTCTCGTCGATCCACATCATTCTGTGGTGGTATGCGTTCAATGCCGCAATCCAGTAGTCCTCGGACACGACAGCTCTCTTGTCAAAATAGAGCTTGCTCCCTTCAAGCAGACCTATGCAGCCGTTGAGTGGGCCGGTCAATCGTATAGGACGAAACTCATGATACCCCAAAGGGTTGCCGTTGTGGTTCAGACCAAACAAATAGCATCCTGCCAACTTCGCCATGTTGCCAACGAACTGAATGACATCATAGGCTTCTTCAGCCGATAATGATGTTTTCTCTCCGCTCTCCGTATATAGGCGATTAATGGATTTTATATCGTCGTCTATTTGGAACGAGTTTGGATAATGCTCATAGATGAACTGGCGCTTCAAGGCAAGACCTTTCAAACTGTCGGGGTGGGTAAGTATATTCATGCCTGGGTTGTGCTCCTCATAGGCTTGTTTTTCGCTCTCGGGAACACAAAGTATGCCATGAATGATGCAATCTTTAGTTATCACTCTATCGGCTCGACCCATTGAGGGTATGACGATTTCAATCTTTACTGCCATCTATAGCTTTTTTGAAGTGTTCAACACTGATAACCATTCCCTCTCCTGTCCGTGAATTTTTGTAGGACTTGCATTTGTCTATTTTCAACGCAGTCTTGAGGTATGAAGTATCAATTTCATTTGTAGAGATAATGACTACGCAGGCATACTTCTCCGAGAACTTTGGTACTACTGGCATATCGCAGTTGTTGTTTGTAATACTGTTGAACTTCTTGGCGTAGTCAGACAGCCAAAAACTCAATTCAGAATTAGTGAAGCCAATGTCTTTGAGGAAATCGAAATTGAAATGTTCCTGCAGTTTGTCATTATCCCATCTTCCTTGGTTCTTGTTGAGGCGTACATTCAGCTCTTTCTCCTCTTTTAAGTCGAGGCTCACAAAGACACAAGGTACCTCCTTATAGCCGAGTTCTTCCTTTGCTACGGTCACACGTTGGTGTCCCCCCACAATGATGTTCTTACGTTGTGGATTTTGATTGATAATCACAGGCTCGGCAAAGCCGAATTTCTCAAGACTGGCCTTTATGTTCCGTCTATCTTCTGGAGTGATTCTCCGAGGGTTGTAGTCGGCAGGTATCAATTCTTCTATGTTCATGTAATGGACAACCATCCCATTTGTCGTTTTATCTTCCTTTTCCATTGTTGCACGATTTTATAATGTTCATTATATCAGACCCGACGTTAAACAAAGCGTCAATTACACTCATACAAGGCTGAAATTCCGTCTTTCCCCACTGCGTGTATATAGGATGAGCGAACTGCTGAAATTCGACTGACACAGGCATCTTTTCAAGTTTCAAATAGTCACGACCACTGCATCCCGATATGTACTTGTCTGCTCCGACGTTTGTGAGTATGGATGCAAGAAGTTCCGTCTTTTCTCCGATCACATTGAGGCTGCTGGCTTTTATTAAATCCACATCTATGGCAAGAGCATTGAGGATAAAATTTAACAGCCTTTCGTTGTAAAGTGACAGGTGTACGCCATAGTCCGTGTATATATCCAAGAAAGAATTTCCGTACTTGCTCCAATAAGGGCATTTGCTGTAGGCTTGCTCTATGGTCTTTGCGTTCTTCTTACAGACAAACTCGTAATTGTCAGCTATCAGAACTTCTGAAATGTCGGTGTGGGTGTTTGTGACAGGCACTGTAACATATCTCACTCCTGCGCTTGTATTGACTTTATTTCGGTTCTGAAAGTAGTTTTTCTCGTACCGCACATTGTCAAGAAGCACAAGTGTATCTGCCATTGATACCTTGTGGAAAAAACCGAGATAGGACAGATGCTCTGGCTGATGTATAGTAACTATTTTCATAAAATCATTTTTTGAATGTAATACTTTTCCGCATATTCCATACCGCACTCCATGCCACGTATAGATGCGAGTTTTTTTATACCTTGCTCGTTGAGTGGTGATGGCGTTTGCCGTATCTGACTTGCGTATAGATTGAATAATGCTACTTTCTCATCTATAACATCAGTGATATTACAGTACATCTTGCCTCCTTTTATCAAGTCCATGCCATCGGTGACGAACGGATATTCATAAAGAGCCACCAATCTTGGGGAATATCCCTCACGCAGACGGATGGAAGCTATTGCACAATCATACATTTTGATATGGTCTTGGTGATGGCTTCTGTAATTGACGAATATCTCATCGGGACGGACTTTGTCTATTTCTTCGTCAAGTCTTGTTATGATGTCACGAGAGGGAAGTGTATCTAAAAGTGCATCCATATTGGGGTATAAGTAAACAAGATGTGCTTTTATACGTTCAGCTACAGCCTTGCTTTCAATCAGACGAACGGCAAAAGATTGTCTTTTGTCTGTTCCTCCGATTGTTCCAAGTATGATGTGTATTTCTGCTCCTTCTTTTGACTGCTGTAATAAGTAACCACCACAACCAAGGACTTCATCGTCACCATGAGGAGCAATAACTAATATTTTCTTCATATACTTATGGTTATAAGTTAATACGACATTAATTTATTCGTGTGCAAAGATACGAAATATTTGTTGAACAAATACATTTAACGTTTAAAAAAGTGTGAATTTGTATCTTAAATCCACACTTTTTTAATTATTTTGTACACAAATATAGAATAACGAAGCGTTTTTAATGAAGTGTTGTACTTGTTGCTTACATATCCTTTAATCTTCTGTTCATATCGTCAATCTTACTGCCAAACTGCTCGTAGATGAGCTTGTTGTACTTCTTGATGTCTTCGAGATAGCTGTTTGTATAGATGAGCATATTCCTAACGTCCGTCACGATAGCATTACTCTCATCAGCCTTGCTTGCAAGAATATTCATTGCAGTTGTGATGATATCCGTGTTATCCTTGATGGACTCTCCTGCAATCTGCAGGGCAGTGAAGCGACCATTAAGCTCGTCTGCGGTATCTTGCCCCATAGATGCCCATCCTCCGCTTGTAGCGGTCTGTGAGGAGGATGATGAACCAGTGTAGCCTGTCACCTTCGCCCAATCATCACGTCTCTTCAAGCCTTCCTGGACTATATCATCGTAACGCTTGTTGAATGCGTCTATGTCGATTTTCGATGAATCTCCGTTTGCAGCATCTATTGCATCTGCCCAATCCTCATAGAGTTTTTTCAATTCCCCGTTGATGAGGTCTTCCATGGAGTAGGAGAGGAGAGCCTTCTGCATCATTTCTGCGAAATCATCAGAGAAGTCCTGCGCAGACTTACTCATATCCATGAGGTTACTGATGAAGTTATCCTTCATGCTATCAAAGGAAATCTGAGTAATAGACTCGCGCCATTGCTCTGTCAGCTCATCAAGATTGCCTGCAAGGTCCGCATAGTCTTCAAGTTTGTCAAGAACCGCCTCTCCGTAAGCAGAACGTCCCTTATAATGAGCACCCGTATCCCTAATTTTATTAACCAACTCTTGGTAGGAAAGCAGTTTCTTCATCTCTTCTGGAGTAAGGGAGGTTAAATCGCCACTGAAGTCGCTCTTTACATATTCCCTTATAAACTTCATCTGCTCATCGTTGAAGCCACTCCAATAACTACTCCATGAGTGGTGCGAACCATGATAACTCATCTGTTGCTTCGCAATCTCCATGACGTTGTGATTGTAAGTCTCCTGCTGCCGCTTGGCTTCCTTGTAAGCATTGGTGGACTCCTTACCATACGTTCCTGTCATGGTATCTTTCAACTTGTCGATAGACTTCTGTAATTGCTCGTTAGAAGATGTCAGTCTATTTATGGTCTTCTGAACCTTTTCGGCATTTGAGTTGGTAAACCAATCTGATGGACCTTTTGATGAAAGTGCTCCGAGAGAGAGAATGTTTCCAACACGACCTAACACGTTATCTAAGAGACCGCCAACACCATTAACAACGATGCTTTCGAGAGCCTTGAAGAGATTTTCGGGCAAGTCGAAGATAGCATCAATGAGATTTCCCACGGAAGCAAGAATGCTGTCTACAAGGTCAGAGAGCCATTCAAATTGAAGCAACTGAGTGAACGAATCAAGAATACCGGTCACGAAGCTCTTGATGGAACTTGCAAGATTGAGGATGAGTTTCGGTATCTGTGCCACCACTCCTACGATTGAGCCGAGAGCACTACCCATCATATTGGTTATTCCGTCTCCGATGGAACCGAGAGTGCTTCCTAGACCTTTCGATATGGTTGCGCCCATTGTCTTAGCTACACCATTACCCATAGTGGAGAGTGATTCGTCAAGAGCACCCTTCAACGCATCTATGTTGCCAACCGCCGATTGTACCTCCGAGAACCCTTCGTTGCCTTTCCACGTTCCGAGCTTGTTGAGTGCAGCAGTAAGCCCCGAAGTATAGTTCGTAACGGCTTCTGTAGCTGAGTTGAGCTTGATGCCGAAGGTATTCATTTTGTTTTTGGCATCAACTACAGCTTGACTTGCATCATCAGTAGCTTTCTTTGCCTGCTGAAGTTCCTTGTCGGAGATACTGCCCTTGTCATGGAGAGCCTTTGTGGACTTGAAGTTTTCACTCTGTCTCTTCTCTTCTTCAACAGCCTTTTGATACTCAGCAACAGACTGATTGAAACTGCTGATGGATGCAGCAAGGTTCTGCCACGTTGCATTCTGATCAGTTCCGAGGTAAGTGCGAATCTCCTGCATGAGGTCAACAACCTTCTGCTGTGTCTGAGTATCAGCTTGCTGAAATTTGTCCGTGTTGGTATAAGCATCTAGCTTTTCAAGCATTGGTTTGAGCATTTCCTTGCTCATATTACCCACACCACTCATTAGACCCTTCCAATCAATGCCCATAGAGATGCTTTCGTAGTCGAAGTTGGCGAGTGCTTTTTTCTTCTCCTGCTGGAGAGTCTTCTTTTCGCCTTCCGTCTGAGCCTTGGCAATCTTCTCTTCGTACTCCTCAGCAATGGCTTGCTTCTGCTGATAGAGTGAACCATACTCCTTCAAGTAGTCACGCATAGAGGTGAGGGCTTCCCTGTTGACCTCATCAAGCTTCTTGTTGTACTCTTGGGTAGCGAGGTCTCTAGCCTTGGAGAGGGCATCGGACTGAGCTGAGGTAAGGGTTACTTTCTTGCCAGCTTCCTTGTTTTTCTTCTTGAACTCGGCTTCCTGCTTGTCAATCTCGGCTTTGCGCTTGGCATAGTCGTTCTTGATTTGAGCAAGCTTCTTCTCCGTGCCTTCCTGCATGAGGGAGATAGTTTCATCTGTATTTTTCTGCTGCAATTCTAACAAATCTTCGTTCAGTTCTTCCTGGGCTCTCTTCTGATCCTCTGCTTTCTTCTTAGCTTCATTTGCTCTTCTCTTGGCTTCGGATGCAGCACTTTTAGCATTCTTCTTCTTAGCTTCCTCAGCTGCTCGACGAGCATTGTTTTCCTCAGTCTCTTTCTGCTTGGCAAGGATGGAATATTGACCTGCCATTACTTGCTCCTCTCGCTCATTCGTGTATGCGCCCTTACCATTCTGCATAACGAGATTCTTACCCGTCTGTTGCTTATGGTTGCGCATCTGATTGGCACGCGCTTGATGGTAGGCTGCAAGATTCTTCAACTTGTCAGAGGATAGCCTTTTTGATACGCCCTCCATCCAAGCAGGAGGTGTATTCAACTCCTCATACGAGATTTGGAGATTGATGTGGGCATTGTTGTACGTATCAATGATGCTCTTTATCTCTGCCGCCAAATCTGAAACGCTCTCCTTAGCCATCTTAGTTTTGTCAGAGAAGTTTCTTTGGGATTCAGACAAACCATCAGTAGCCATTTCTGCGCTTTGGGCGGCTGCTGCCGCTTGATTGACTGCATCTACTGTGGTATCATACTCCTTTCGTGTCTTTGCCAATGTCAAACCATTCTCCTTGATGGTCTGCTCTGCTAAGTTTGTGGCTCTTGCACTCACACCAAGGGCTTTGCTATACACTCCAATCTTGTCAGCCAACTCTTGGATGGACTGGTTGTATTTGCCAATCTGCTCATTGGAGAAACGAGAATTGTACGTACCGGTCATTGCGATGGATTTCTTCTCTGCTTCCAACATGGCATTGTAGGCATCGGTGATTTTCTTGATGTCTTTTTCTGAAATGAGTGTTAGAAGTTGGCTCTTCTGCATATCCGAAAAATCGTCAGACAGACTATCCTTGATATTGTCCTTGATTTCCTGCATCTTCTGCTGATAGGTTTCAGATGCATCCGTGATGTCGTTTGCTCTCTGTCTCTCGATGGCTTCCTCTCTGATTACCCCGATAAGCGTTTCTTTCTTCTCTATGAGCTGATCAGTCAAGTCTCCTTCTTTGTTGAGAGTGATTCCGTATTCGTCTGCCACGTTCTTCAACTCGTCCAAAGCATCTTTGTGTACCTTGCTTTGCTTGGATGCTGATTGCAAGACAGCAAATAACGATTCTACTTTGTCAGATGCTCTGTCTGCACTCTCGCCAAACTTCTCTTGTCTCTCTGTAGCTTCATCAGTACTATCTCCAAAGAACGCAAATGCTGCTGCTGCTGAGGCTATCAATCCGATAATAGCTCCTATCGGGTTGGCATTGGTGGCGATGTTGAAAAGTAGCATGGCTTCCTTGGCTGATGTGATTCCTTTTGCCAACGAGAAAAATGCTTCCGCTGACTTGATGAAAGTTGCCACTTTCTGAGCCGCTATGACGGCGAGCAATGCAGCCTTATAAGTACCGAATGCTGTAGCTACCGTGAGCACCACCTTACCTACAGATTCCCAGTTCTCAACGAGGTATGATACTCCGCTCAGTGCTTCATTGATTACTCCCTCTGACTTCTGACCAATACTATTGAACATCATGTCAATACTATCTTCGATATTGGAGATTTGACCAGTAATGGTTTTACTCTGAGCTTCCATCAAACCTCCGAACTTGCTGCCCTCTGCAGTCATGTTCTCAATGGCTTGCTTTACTACATCTGATGTAACTTTGCCTGCCGTTACGAGTTCTCCAACGGCATCTACAGCCACACCCTTAATTTTGGCTATCTCCTCAGCGATAGGAATACCTCTTCCTTGGAATTGTCGTAGGTCTTGGGTAAACATTCTACCTTGGGTCATGGTTGTGCCATACAGCCAAACGAGGTCATTCAAGGGGATGGAAAGACCTGCGGCTATATCTCCAAGGTGTACGAGAGTTGTGTTTACATCTTCTGCTGCCGTACCATAAGCCAACAACTGCTTTGCTCCATTAGCGACACCTTGCAAATCGAATTGTGTTGTCGCTGCTGTACGTACTAATTGATTCATAAGGTCATTCGCTTTTGTCCCACTTTGGAGCATGGTCTTGAATGCCATTTCCAACTGCTGAAATTGACCTCTCACTTGCATGACTTTGGTGCCGAACTCTTTAATACCGAATCCGACACCAATCATTGCTGCTGTATTCTTTAACTTATCGAGCAATCTGTCTATGGCTTGCCCTTGCTCTTCGGCAACCCTGGCAGTCTTTGCGAACGCTCCTTGCGCCTGACCGAGACTTTTGATTAGCTGCTCACAATTTCCTGTAATTTCAAATTTTAATGCTGGCATAACGTTACAAATTTATGATGGTTGAAGATGATTTTTTGACAGAACGCTCGTAACATTAGCCCTTACATCAATTTGGTCTATTCTAAAAACCTTAAACGCTAAATTGGATTCTCTTCGCTCTGTCTGATCAGCTCCATGAGGTCCTCTTTGTTGTTGCCATCGAAAACGTTCTTATGGTCTAAAAAACATGCGGCAGGGACACGTTTCTTTTCGTCCTCTGTCAGATAAACACTATCAAAGTGATCGTAGTACATCATCATCAGATTTACATAGCTGATGCCATAGGTGATGTATTCTATAGACCAACCGTACTTCTCTGAGAACCAACCGAACAAACTACCGATTATGGTCTTTCCTCCAAAACTAATAGAGCTACCACTATCTTTCTTGGCAGCGAGGACTAACCCTTTCTTCTTCAATTCCTCGTCAATGCCTAATGCTTGCTTGAAAGTTTGCAGTTTTTCGCTATCATCCTGCAAGCAGTGAAGGAGGAGGTTAGCCATATCGCTCTTCTCCATATTCGTATCATAGAACTTCATACGTTCCTCTATGAGGGTTGAATTTTGGATTTCCTTTCCCTTCAATGTACAAACTGAAAGGATTCTAAGAACGACTTCTCTCTTATCCTCGCACAAACGCAAACATTCAAGGATTGGATTTATTCTTACGTTCTCTTGGTCTATTTCCAAGAGGTCTCTTAGATTACCTACCATTACGGTGGCCGCAAAGGTCTTTGGGTAGATGCAGAAACGCTTATTACCCAAAGTAAACTCGATGGGTGCTTCTACTATTGCATCAATGAACATCTTCTGAATTTCTTCGTTTTTTTTATTCATAAGTTGTTATTTTATTTGAATTGTAAATTTATTGTTTTTGCTGTATGAACTCGCTGTAAGGTCTTTATTTGACCTCACACACGAGAATTGTTCCATTTGTACATCTGTCAAGTTCCATTCTCTACATGGACTTCAAATCCGAGACTACGAAGTTCCTTGATACGGTATTCTTGCAATGGTCTTGGTTTCTGCCCCTCTCTTTTGACTTCGACAAATGAAGCCTTTCCGTCCTTTAAAAGTAGGAGGTCTGGGATTCCCGACTTGTTGGTGAGGATGAGTTTTACCACCATGTAACCTTGACTCTCATACTTCTTGATTAGCGAAGACTGAATGACGGATTCCAATCTCGGCTTGGTGGAAATGCTGTTTGACATGATTTATTTCTCTTATAGTACGACAAAGTGAAGTCCTGCTTATTTCTTACTGCGCTCATGATGTCTTGCTCTATACCGCAATCAGAGCAAAGAAAGTAAACATCTGCAGGGGACGTGCGTTCTTTTGACACTAATCTGTTTCTGCCTTGCTCGTATGAAAGAAATGAGTATTCCATGTTGTAATAGATGAGTGCATCGGCACTATCCAGGCGAACACCCTCTCTTGCTCTACGGACTTGGGAGATGAACACCTTGCCTTCTGACTTCTGAAACTCCTCGGGCGATTCTGTCCAATTTGGGAATGCTTTCTTTAAAAGTTCCTCCTCAGACTGATATACATAGAACAATGCAATTTTCTTGCCTTGAAAGTGATTCTTTACATACTCAGCTTTGGAGTAGTCGAAGATTCTATGTGTTCCTTCCGTGTCAATAACCGTTCCGGAAGAAATCTGATGGAGTTTAAGTAGCATCTTGGCAGGTGTGTCTGCAAGGATGGTTACTCCGTTCTTCTGCACTACCTTGTTTTTTTGGAGGGCATCAAACAGATTTTTTGTCTGTGCTTTCATCTTTACGCTCTCAATATGCTCAATGATGTTGGTTGAGAATCCTGCTTGCTCTTGGGAGTATGAGATAAACAGATGTTTCACGAACTGATCTATCTTCGGCTTGTTGGCTTCCGAATAATCGTTGATGAGGTAGCCGTTTACTTTCTTCTGCTTGACTTGGACGAATCCTGCTTTTGCCCATTTGTAGAATGTTTTATATTCCTTGAATGGGGAGTTTTCGCATACGTAGAACTGATGATACAACTGGGAGTAGCTTTCGGGCGATGGTGTTCCTGATAGATAGAGTATCGTCTTTCCCTTGCATAACTCCTTCAATATCTCTGTACGTTTGGATGGCTTAGGGTATGCTCCCAACGAGTGAGCTTCATCAAGGATGATGAGGTCAAAGTTTCCCTTTGCCTTGTGCGCACTCTCATAATTCACTACTAGAATAGAGTAGGACGGATGGAGCAAGTTGTAGTCGCTCTCAATCGATGCTTTAGCCTTTAGCTTGGTGACGAACAGAACGTTCTTTGCCCCGAATCTGTCTGCTGCGGAGAGTGCAGTGATAGTTTTTCCTGTTCTACATTCCATTGACAGATAACAGCAACCAAATCTGTGCAGTTTCTCGACCGCTTGGGTTGCTATGGTATTTTGATATTCTCTTAGTTCCATATGAATATTACTTGATGTTGAACCTTGCACGCATTTCCTTGATTTGGGCTGCGAGCTTTTTCTTTCGATCTTCCTCAGTAATGCGAACCCGCTTGTATTTGTTGGGCTTGGGTGCCGAGGAGGTGTTCTTTGGGGAAGTTTTGCGTGTTCTACCGCCCTTGGTCTTACGCTTAGGGCACACCTTGGATAGATATTCTCTCAGCGCATCAGCTTCCTCTTGGGAAATGTTGATAGTACTTGCCTTCGTGAGTTTGTTAAGCCAGTAATAGTAGCTAACTTTCTCCAACAAAGGTTGCTTTCTTTTAAGTAGAGCTTCTGCAAGAGCATTGCATAATGAACCTGCAGCAATAAAGCTCAGTTGAATCTCTTGACCTCTAATCTTGAACTTCAAAGAGTCCTCGAATGTTTCTATATTGTAGTTTAATGGCATGATGATTTGATATTTTGTGTTTGTGAATACTCATAGACCCTCATTTTCTCCTCTGTATGCCGTTTTTGTGGTAACAATGGATATTTATATGGGTTGGGGTAAAATAACTTCTTAGAAATCAAAATTACCACCCTCCTTCGGAATAGTCCTTATTTTCTGAGTTGTGCAGGGCTGTTCCGCTTTGTCTAGCAGGAGTGTTACGATAGTTACCTTCCAATACTTTCGGAAAATTGGTTTTGCAGAATAACCAATCGAAACTTGCTGTCCAACCTTTGTTGTTGTCGCCATTTAGGAATTGGGAGGTGGCTGCATTGTTTATCACTTGGATAATCGCTTCCTTGCCATATTCTTTCTCCCTTGCGAGGATGGCTGCTTTTCTCTTCTGAGTGATGGAACGAATTTGTGGTATTCCACCGCCCGGAAGTTTGGAGTTGAAGTACTCAGCGAGTTTCTTAAAGTTTATATCGCAACCTTTCTTCACCATACCAACTTTGACATCTTCTACATCGGATGAATGCTGAGTGTCATTTGCATCGCCAAATGACATAGAAGAGCCAGTCTCTTCTTTTTGGGAAGAATATTTATATTCTTTCTTTTTATCTACATCTACATCAAGGTTGTTTTTGGTTGTTTTTGGTTGTTTCTTGGTTGTTTTTGGTTGTTTCTTGGTTGTAACCTCTGAAACTTCATTTTCCTTGCCATCCGCTTTCTTCGCATTGGTGTTTCCCTTAGGAGCACCACCTTTTTGACCATTCAACCTAACTTTTGCCCTACGTTGTTTGGCATCGTCAATATCACGACGAATAGAGACGAATACAGAATCCAACAAACCTAATGGGTCTATATCCGAAAAGTTTGGCACTATTCCGTATATGCCATAGTTGGAAATAGCTTTGAATAGAGCCAACTGAACATCGGCACTTTTTATCTTTTCTATCTGCTCCAAAAATGAAGGGTAAAAGATGAAAGTATCTGGGTTACCCATATTGCTTGAATTGGGTTGATTTTGGTTATTTATTTGTCTTTCCATACTTTCTTGTTTTACGTTCATTTTGCTTCTTCCATTTTTCTATATCCTGGTCAAGCATAGGCTTGATACGTTGAAAGGATTCTTGTACTGCCCCTGTTAGGTTCGGAACAATAAAATCCAATGCATAATCTGCTATAGCTTCATAGAGTTGAAGTTGTTGAGTATTATTTGGAAGAGCCTTTATAACTTCATAAAAATCGGGATGGAACACGAATGAATTATGTTTTGTTGTTTCATTGCTCTTGCTCATAATCTTCGATGTTTTTTGGTCATGGTGAGTCTTCATAAAATGGAAAGCCACTTGTGCATTGTCAGAAGAAAATTTCTCTGGTATTGCCCCATTTTGAGCATACTCGCACAATGCTTTTATTATTCCAAACTCTTCACGGTCTGATATTCCGATTGTTTTCAAAACCTCATAATCACTTTTGTAGAGGTGAACACCTTTTCCTGCCATGATATTTTTCTTTAACGTTCAACATTGGGTATCGTACATCTTCATACGAATTGATTATTATATCCAATTAGCTACTTCTGCTTCTACATCAGCATTGGCAGGAGAGTAGTTGCGTGAAAGATACGCATCCAAATCCGAACGTTTGAAGAATAATTTGGAGGAACCGCCTTTGCCACTTGGCTGAGAATAGGCAATCTCTTTATTTCTAACCGCCTTGTAAATGAGTTGTCTAGAAAGACCAGTATATTCTGCTGCTTCCTTGACGTTGTAAAATGCTTTACCTACTTTGCTAGCAAGCTCCTTAACCTCGTTTGCGATGGTTAGGATGATGTTTGCTGCAGGACCATCAAGTTCCTTTGCACTCTGCTCAATTTCTATAAATTCTTTCTGATTCATAACTATTGATTCTTTTTATTACTATTTATTATTTATTGATAGTGCAAAGATACATAAAATATTTGATGAATAAATACTTTTAACTGAAAAAGTGAGAAATTATTTTCGTTTTTTTGCTATTTTTCAGTGTTGAGGCTCGGAAGTAGGTCTAAAGCCTTCATTTTAGCTTCATCAACCACCTTTGCGTAAATCTGAGTTGTGCTTATGTTGTTGTGCCCCAGCAACTTGCTAACGGTGTAAAGGTCTGCCCCCTTGGCGAGCATGAGGGTAGCGAAAGTATGTCGTGAGCAATGGAAAGTTATATGCTTGTCGATACCGGCATCTGCTATCCATTTTCTGAGCTGTAGTCCAACATTACCTGGAGTGTATTTTTTACCAAAAACCAAAGTGGATTGCTTGGAATTGCAGCCACGCTTTGGTAATAGCGAAATTGCTGATTTGGGTAGGTCGAACTCCAAGTGAGTGTCTGTTTTCTCTTGCGTTATCTCCATTCTGTACCCTCCGTCTTTCGTGGGAACGAGATTTCCCCATTTAAGTGAAGTTACATCAGAGTAACGAAGCCCCGTAAGGCACGAAAACAAAAATATGGTGGAGGTGTATTTATAGATGGTCTTGGTAGCCGCGAGCTTAACAAGTTCCTCCTCGGTTAGAAATTCGCGATGGCTTTTTTCTCCTCTTGGCTTGACTTTCGGATCAACCTTCTCGGCAGGATTGTGGTCCAAAATGTTATCTCTAACAGCTTTGTTGAGAATTGAAGAGAAATGAACGAAATACAGCAGTACCGTATTCTTGCTGAGTAACTTCGGAACAATGCGCTTGTTTCCTACAGACTTCTTCTCTCTCAGAAATTTGAGAAATCTCAATACGAAGTCCTCATCAATGAATTTGAAAGGGAGTTTTTCTTTACCGACAAATTCTGTTAGCTTCTTTCTTACATTTAAGGTGGTCCTCCCATTTTTTGGTGAGCACTTGTCGTAATAAACAAAAAAATCGGCTTCTTTGTTTAGCCCAGCATTAGAGAAACCGAACTTGTTATTTTGAAGTTCGATGATTCGTTTTGCCTTGACTGCGTTTGCGAGACGGAGGGTATTTTCGTTCTTCTTCTTATCCTCTTTCGTCTCTTCTGGGATGAGGTACAAATGTAGAAACTCGTACTTGCGTTTGCCGTTGTCGTAGCTGTCTAAGTACAACGAAATGTTACCATTTCTCAGTTCTTTTTCTCTGAGCTTTATTGGCTCCTTGATTTTCTTCTTATTCATAATTGTAAATTTAAATGTTTCGAGTAACAAAATACCAACAACAAAGATATATAAAATATCACAAAACGGCTCATTCGTCTATCTGAACCATAAATGCAGAAGACCTAATATAGAGCGGTTTATGGGCTTTTTATGGTGTTTGTTGTATGAGAAGTATATTTGATACAATAATTTGTTATTAATGATGTGCTCACTTGTGCCCTCGCAAGCTATTACCCTCTGTTCGCTCATAGACAAGCGGAAATCCGATCCGTGAACTGCTTCGAAGGTAGAGAAAGAGAGTTGGCATAACTCACGGAGCCTTGCCGTGTTCTCTTCCTTTTGGATATTGCCTTTCTTTGTGATAGCTTGGTCTTGAACGTAGATGTTTACATTCACGAAAGCTTCTTGTATCTGCGAAGTTCTGTTTGCTAGAATGGAGATACAAATATCTTCCTTGCCAGTTGTACCTGTTCCATAGAATGGTCTTCCTCGCTTGCAAAGACTACCTGTTACAGCAGTCTTTAATTTCGAAGAAGAGATAATGTTGTACACATCATCCTTGATATCAATATCCGATTTCATAGCCTTATCTGATTGATTCTACTTACGGCTTTGTCCACAGCGAGCTTTAGTTTACCATCAACGACGGAACGAGCCCATAACTCAGTGGATGCAAGCACATCTTTATTTTCTTTAGCTTCTACAAAGTCTGCATAGTTCATAGCCGCGACTACTACCAATGCGTAAACCTGTGAGTATTCCTTGGCTAGGCCAGCTATCATTTGTCTTCCTTCTTGTGAACCATTAGAACCATTGCCTATGGAAGCAAAGGCTGATTCTACTTGTTTCCTTCCGTAGTCAAAGATGGCATAACCGATGGAGCTTCGTAGGTTTCCTGTATGGTCTATCCAACTTTCCTCTGACGAGCGGTCTCTTATCCTTGCATTACATTCTTCTCCTAGCTTGGCATAAGCAGTGAGGATTTCTTGCTTTATTATCGCCATAGCGGACTGAAAAAAGTTATCGAGCGCAGACTGAGAGGTTGAGAGTTTTATACCCATATTTTACATTGCAGTTGGTAACGATGAAAACCGAGTACGACAAATTCCTTCACTTCGTTTCCGAAGAGCTTTACACGGATTTTGTCTCCATACTCGAAATCGCGGCATGCTCTAGGAAGGTTGTAGATGGTGTAGGAATAGTTCTTTGCAGAACCATCGGGGATAGTGATAACGTTTGCCTTGCCAGCAGGAACAATATCACACTTACAATAGTTCTCCACCCATTCTTCTGAGCCTTGAACATAGTCTCCGTTATCGTCTTCATACCCATCAGTTACGTGTAGGTAATCTAGGGTATGAGCAGCGAAATCCAATACAGCCATATTTTAACCTCCTATATAAACCATCGGTTGACCCAGTGCAGGGGATTCACCGATGGTTTTGTATAAAGCATTTATTCGTACTAGCAGCCTTTCCTTATCCTTGTCAGATAGTGTTCCAATGCTCTTGTCTGACTCGGATAAGCTTACAGCTTGTATGAGAGAGTACAGACAATCAGCAAGCGCACCTTTCCATTCCTTGGACTGAGCGACCTCGAATGTATATTCATCATCACCATTAAGCTGACGTTCTATCATCTTATTCTCCACGAATCCTAAAGGGATAGGGTAGTGGATTTCATCAATCAATGCTTGCTTTATTGTCTTCATATCAATTCAAATTAAACCTCTGGAGTGAGTTTAGAGAGAACTTCGGCTTCCTCCTCATCGCTGAGTGAGTTGAGAGCCTTAATCAGAGTCTCATCGGTTGAGTTAGCCTTCACATTGGCACCAGCAGCCTTCAAAGCAGCGATGAGGTCAACCTTCTTATACTTCTTACCTTTGTAAGTTGTATACTGGTCTTGTGTATCGGTAGCTTCGGCTTCCGTATCAACCTCCTCAGACTTGGTAGTGAGCATATAAATCTGATCTACGTCCTCAATTACTGGCAAGCAGATAGCCTGTCCTGCGGTAACCTCCTGCAAAGATGGCTCATTCTTGGAGTACTTAGAGATAAGCTTGTAGCTGTCAACGTTGGAATACTGAACACCTGGCACTCGGTTGGTGTCCTCTGCGAGGGTACCCCAAACGAAAGAGCCTACGTTGGTGTTACAGATGAAGATGATGTTATTCTCATTCCATGGCTTAACTGATTTTGGCTTTCCGTTCTTCTCGATAATCACGGTTCGGTTGATAACCTTGATGGCTGCACCGAACTCATCCTCGAATGCTTCCGAGAAAGCTGACTCCGATGGCGTCTTGAGCTTGGTATTTTCGGTATAAGTCTTACCCTCGTAGTCGGCAACAAGCTCTTTTGCCCATTGCTCCTTGCGGATTTTCTTAATCTGCGTCTTAGCGAGCATAACCTGTATGATGGTATTGTTATCGGCATTTGCCTTATCGAAGATTTTCTCGAAATCATCACGGGTTGTAACACCATTGGTTTCTGTTTTGAAGCAGTTTGCCTTAAAATATCCATAGTCAACACGGATAGCCTTACCAGTATTGTCTGCATCTTCAACGGCAATAATACCATTAGAGAGACCTGCCAAGAAGTTCATTTCGTTACGCTCTTCGAGACCGACAGAGCAAGCGACACCATCATTCATGAGCTTGTTGATGATACGAGCCTTTGCAGTTTTAGCTGCCTGTTGTGTTGATGTAGCCTGCTCAATCAAGCCTTGCGCCTGGAATGAATTGGCTCTCGCTACAATGTTCTCATACTGAGCCTTCATGATGTTGATGTTGTTGATATCAGACTCGAAAAGAATCTTCTTCATCGCAATCTTTGGCAGCTTACCATTAGAGGTTGCGATTTGACCACGCTTCTTCAATGGAATGTCTGAATCCATCTCAACGATGTCGGCAGCTACGTATGTAGTCTTAGCTGATGAACCTTCCCACTTCTGATCGGGAGAATAGACATCGGTAAGCATCTCCTTGTAAAGATAGGTACGCTCCTTCGGATTCTCCTTCTCCTTAACATACAAGCTAAGTTTAGGAAAGATGGCTCGGATAAACTGAATAAAAAGTGATTCGTTCATATAAACAATCTTTTAAGTTAAAAACTAGAGCACAACTTAGTCATGCTCAAAAATAAGACTTGGGAGAGCGGTCTTGATGGCGGTTCTCTGAGTTTCGTCCTTGAACTGATAAGGCATTGCCACATCATTCACGCGACCATTATCCATAATGGCAACCGCTTCACCCTTCATGCGTGAGCGAACGACAACACCAGCAAATTCTGCATCGCTAGCCTTGTCTTTGTACTTGCCATCTTCGGTTTCAAGTGGAGAATACTCATAAACATCATCAACCTTCTTGCGGACAATGATGTGACCTGCCTGAATAACCTCATCCTTGAAGTTGGCGTAGTCGAGTGCTCTACCGCCTGTGATACCACCGAGATACTGACGGATAACCACAGCGTCCTTACCCATGTCGTAGCCTTTGGTTTTTGGCTTGTAGTCTTCTGCTACCATAATCTAATAATTTATTAGTGAAACAATAGATGATTACATCTTAGCCAGCTCCTTGACTTCATCATCAGACATTAACTTATCTTCATCCTTTGGCTGAGGTTTGGTATCGGGAGCAGGGATTCGTCCAAGCTTTTCAAGACCCTTTTCAAGTCTTTCCTTGTTCTCTTCCTCAATATCTTCCTTCAACTCATCGAGGTAGTCCTCAAACTCCTCTTCATTCTCAAACTTCATGTGAGAGAAAGATTTAAGCCGACGCTCTCCGAACTTACCTGTGTCCTTCAGCAGTTCCCTTACCTTTGCGGTACGGCTGCTTGTGGTATTGCCAGACTTCAATGCAGTTACATCACCTTGGAGTGTAGCAACAGCCTTAGTAAGTTGCTTGATTGCGGTGAGGGTAGCGGAGTCATCATCATCGCTATCCTTCTTGCCCTTCTTGCCCTTCCGTGACGGACTTCTACGTGCTGGATCGTCATCATCATCTGGTTCATCATCTGGAACATCGTCATCATCGGGTGCAGGATGAGCGTTTTTGTACTCTGAGACTTGGCGGTCTGCTGCGGACTGAGTTAACTGGAGTAACGGCAAGACATCATCAATTGCGTCACTAATACCTTCACTAACTTCTTCGTCAGTAGCATCATCTTTGAGTTGAAGTTTGTTGGCAACATTGGCGGCAACACCCTTTAACTCCTTACGACTGAACCCCAATGCCTTAATGTCTCGATTGGTTTTCAGTGCTTCAAGAACTTTTTTGTAATACTTGTTCATTGCTTGTTGAGTTATATTTAACAAAAAATGGTCTGCGAGCGAAATGCAGGCAGACCAAACGTAGAACTCGGTGTAAGAGCAATGTTACGAAAAGTTCTGTCACGTGCATCTTCACACGCTTTTATGGGTGCAAATATACGAAATTTTATTTAATCAACAAATAGTTTTGGCAAAAAAGTGAGAAATTATTTTCATTTCAATAAACAAGGGAGAACTTCACAGCCCTCCCTTGGTAGATAAGATGCAACAAAAATGCACTTAAACGTGCAAAATATCTTCTGTATTCAAGTTAGATTCTTTTGGTATGTAATTATAGGTTTGAGGTATTTTATCAGCTTAGAACTTATAATTTTCCTCTATCGTGGTAAGAGTAATACTGATCTGACTTGCTACTGATAATAATATGGTCCATAAAGTACAATCTCATAATTTCGCAAGCCTTATTTATCTTGTATGTCAATTCATCGTCAGACCTTGAAGGGAAGCAGTTAGAACTAGGGTGATTGTGAACCAAAGCTATAGTGACGGCATTGCAAGAAATAGCTTCTTTGCACACAACTCTTACATCTACAAGAGTTTCTGATATTCCACCTTGCGACAATCGAACCATTTTGATTAACTTGAAGTGGTTATCCATACAGAACAGATAAGATTCTTCTATTTCCAAATCCTTGACGTATGGTAAAATATAGTTGTAGATGTCGAGAGAACTACCCAAATCTGTAAGTTCTTGCAACTTCTCCTTCATAAGTCTTCTGCCAAGTTCGAATGCAGCGAGTATAGCGGTAGCCTTCTTTTCACCTATTCCTTTGATAGATGTAAGCTCCTGCAGTGTTCTCTTGCTCGCCTTTCTGAGGGAATGACTACCATCAAAGATTTTTCTTATTGTTTCATTACCCTGCAGCATAGGGTCTATACCGATAATTGAAGCAATAAGGTTCTCGTTACTTAGATTTTCTACCCCATATTCCTTTGCGTATGATGTGATAGAATCGTACTTGATAGTTCTTGCATTATCCTTCATAAGATACCTCCTCTATGTCTTTTGAATAATTGAACACAACATCAAAACTGAAACCCAATTCAGTAATGAGGTAGAAATGAATATCCTCCCATTCCCAACTTGAAGGAATGCCTTTTATCTTTTTAGACTTTTCGGCATCCATTGCTATAATAACGTTCTCTTCCATTGCTCTATCTTATTCTTAAAAGTTCATAACTTTCGTTTCATACACTATGAATCCTATCTGATCCACCACAATCAGTTTCAGATGATTTCCTCCTGGTCCATTTATATCACCATCATTCAATCCGATTTCCTCTAACGTTTCCTTGATGGCTGTTTGGTAATCTCCTATGCCTTGAATTAATAAGCATAGGTCTGGTCTCTCATCAAGAAACTGGTGAAAACCATATAGGCTATACGAGCCTTTTTTGATGAGGGAGAAGAAATCTTTCCATTCATCACCGCCAACCTGCGTGGTTACGGATTTAAGCTCTTCTATTGTTGTGCAGTTGCTTTCCATACGATTTCATTTAGCGTGATACGATGAAGTCTTTATCTGTAAAAGTCTGATCCTTGAATCTTTCGAACAATTCTCGGTCGCTGATGAGCTCATTAGCAAATGATAACTCTCTGAATGAAAGTTTGTACCCAAACTTATCTTTCAACATTTCGATTTTGAGTTCTTCTTTCTGAAGGTCCGATAATTCATATACTGTCATATCCATTTCCTCCTATTATACATTTCCATGACTCTCGAATTGTGAAGCAACCTCTTGCAAGATTTCATGTTCCTTCCAATCTGGATATAGAATGCAGGTATCTAGAACAACGTTTCTGAACATATCGCAGTATTCTTGCGAAAACTTCTTTTTCAGTTCGCCATATAAGACTGGAAAGAATACGAAGCTATTAAACAACTCAACCCCCTTATCAACTCTTTCTTCTACCATTTTATAGGTGAGGTCTTTTAATTCTTGCTTATTCATATCTACCTTCATTATTAACGTTCAACAATTCGAATGCAATTCCTTTTTCGGTTTTCTTAGCCATCCATTTAGCTGTAACCACGCCGCCACTCCATGCTTTTATGAGAGGGAGAACCTTACACTCCCCTACATTTATAATCTGTGTAATATACTCGCAAGCACCTTCAAAAGTGTCGAATGCGTGAAGTAATACCGTATATCTATCTGATTCTGTGTAAACGTTCATTGCTCTTATCTCCTATATTTTAAACTAACTCATAGCTTTCAGTATTCTCGTTGTATGCTACGACTCCTTTCTGCTGTAAATTACAAAGTGCAGTGTTGAAGTTGTAGATACTAAACTCTGCATCTGTGGCTTCAATCAAGCATCCTTCTTGGTAGCCGAACTTGACCTTTTTCAAAGCCTTTGTAATTCGCTTCTCTAACGCTTCTACTGTGTAAACTTTAATCTTTTTCATTGCTCTTATCTTTAAATTGTTATTTTTATTTTGATAGTGCAAAGGTAGTCATTTTTTGGCATTTGACCAAATTTTAACCGCATTATTTTTCTTGCTTAACTTTATATAACTTATTGGTTACTAGAGTGTTAAATAAAACCTATTTTCCTCTGTATAAGGCTAATTCTGGAAAATGGTATAAGGATATGGAGAAGAAAATGGAACAGCTTAGAAAGGCTTATGTAAAGTATTTAACCTTTCTTTAACTTAACTAATGTTACAGGAAACTACAGAAAGCTAATTTGACAAAAGATAGTCAAAAATGCCTTTTAACATGATGTTACGGAGTGTTAATACTAAAAAATGCACTCTAACCTCACGGTCGGAGTGCACTAAGAGCAATGAAACGTTAAAAGAAACGTTTCGGCTGCAAAGTTACAAAACTTTTCTGTATCTTGCAAATTTATACTATACTATTTAACAATTGCAAATCATTGTCTTTATCGTAGTCGTATGGATAGAAGGTGTTGGCAAGGGCATCCATCTTGTCGGGAGAACGTTTCAGACGCTTCTTGATTTCGTCTTTTGGTTCCATGATGATTGAACCATCTGACTGAAACAGCCAATGCACTTCGCACAATTCTTGATCCAACTCATCGTCAGGTGGGAGTGCTGCAAAGAATCCATTCTTCGGGTTGAGCCAGTCACGTATGCACCAAAACAAATAAGCCCTCATGTTAGCGAAAGAGTAGCAGCCTGTCACATCATGCTTGTTTCTCACGCCTTCCGAGAACTTGCAAGAGAATGCAGTTAAATACTTTTGCTCTATGAGTCTTGAATAAACTCCAGCACCTTCTCCAATGGTATCAATGAATGCTTTATTCTTGGAACTCAAACTTAGGTAGTGCGCGACTTGACCTGCGACTGCCATGTGGTCCGCATGACCGCCCGAATTGTGACACTTGATTTCTGAAACATAGTTTCCTTGTCGTGGGATATAGCAAGACCTATCGCGACCCATACCTGCGACATCGACACCTAAGCGTATTGGCTTGTGGGTGATAAAGCCACTATCTTTAAGTTCCTTCCATCTTCTATGTGCAATCTCGCACCATTCGTATGGAATGAGGGTATCTTCGGACACCTTCGGAAACATACCGAGGACCTTAACACGAAAAAGGTCATTTGGAGTGTAATACCCACCTTCCCAAATAAAATCGCCACGACCTTCATCAAACTCAGACTTTCTGATCTTCTGTGCCCATGCTGAGACCTTATCGGCTACCCATTCATAGTCAACTTGACCGGGGATAATATTTTTCTTGCTTACTACGTTCTCTGCGTTGAGGGATGATAATCTAAACTTCTTGAATCGGGGAGACTTCATGGAGTTGGCTGCATACCCTGTAGTAACGTTTGGGTTGAATACCAATAGCAATCGAGAGTTACCTTGCAGGTTACCCTCGATTGCATTATAGATGGTGTCCGAGATACCGGATGCTTCAGTTACGATGAACATGGTGTTTACAGCATGGAATCCCGACCAAGCCTCTGTGTTGTCGGCTGAAGATTTGAAACCTGTCAGATACCATTCCTCATAATCAGTTCTGATGCCATCCGACAGCAAACGACCAGGCAGGAAGCCTGCCTTTTTGTATAGACGTGCCACTTCTGGTATCATGATGTTTGTTACCTGTCTTCCTGTCGGCGCAGTAAGGGCAATCTTTGTATTCTTTTCCAAGCTGCCATCCTTACCAAAGCGAGGAGTGAGGTATAGAAAACATAAAGCGGCTACGGCAGCGATGAAGTCCTTACCTCTTGCAGTTCCACTGGCTACCGTTGTCATTTTGTTCTTTTGAACAGAACGCAATATAGCCTTTTGCTCTTCGTCAAGGCTAGCCTTCAAGACTTCCTTGGCGAAGAGACACCAATCATTGCGCCATGCAATCATTTTTTTTATTGCTTTCTGTTCTGACATTTATTATTCTTCATCATCGGGAAGCTCCTTCATTAACTTCTCGAATGGGTTTTCTACTAATCTGTTATCTACTTGCTCGACATAACCACGCTTCTTGCCCTTGGTTTTCAGAAGGAAGATGATTGCAGTTAGATTACCTTCGTTCACCTTTTCAACCAACTTGCTTTCTGTAAAGTCAAGAATGCCTTCATCTATATCATCCAACATCTTGGCTAACTTCTCATCCTCTTTTCGCCAGTTATATAAGGCTTGGCGTGTAATGCCCAAAGCTACTGCCGTAGCAGCCATATTGCCGCCCTTCTTTTCATAAGCAGCGGCAATTTTTTTTAATTCTGTTCTTCTTACCTTTGCCATAATCAACCTTTTTAACTTGCAGATGCTATGACTGCTTTCAAAGCATCTATGTAAGACATATTTTCTGTTAGCAACAAGCAACGTGCTAAATCTCCAATAGGTCCGAGACCAGGAAGGAGATTGACGTCTATCACGTAAAGGTTACCTTCATTATCGCAGCGCATATCAATACGTGCATGATGTCGTAACCCAAGACTGGAGAAAACATCGGAAGCTATCCTCTTAGCCCTATCATCTAAATCTCCATAGACCTTGCAGCCGACCTCCATATAGTTTTTCTTGCTTTCGTATGTTTGGATGCCGCCATTTGTTGTACAGATTACCTCCATTACAAATGTTCTGAGGGAAAAGCCTTTTATGCAGACAACCGTAAATTCTCTTCCATTTATAAAGTCTTCTATAACAACGTCTCCTTTACCTTTCGGATCAAGCTTTTTTGTTTGAACTCTGATTTCATCAGCGGTGTGACAGATGTTTAGTTCAGAGATACCAACACTATCACTTCCATATCTAGGCTTTACGAAATAAGTTTTTCCGTGCAAGTCAAACATCTGATGATACTGATGTGGTACTCTAATACCATTCATCGTAAGCCATCTTGCAAGTTTAGCTTTATCCCTTACAAGTTCGTACTTGCTAAAATCTTCTGCCGTGGTCCTTACACCTTTCTTTCGGATTGTATTGATGAGTAACTCACTTGCAGTTCTTAGCAATACGACATCCTCTTTGTCAATGAAGTCGAGGTTGTCAGTCTCGTCAACAACTGCTAATTGGATATTTTCTCTACCAAGTGCTTCTTGGTAATATCTGAAAACTGAAGGTGTATTCAGTTCTTCCATTTCCTTCTTACTTGTTATGCTCCAAATCATTTTCTTTTTCTCCTTCCTTTATTTCGGTTAAACGTTCACTTGCTAACTCTAGCAACTTTGCAAATGTGATGATTGGGGATTTTATGCCAAACTCCTTACCTATCTCTTGTTGGATTTTAAGCAGGGTTTTCTCGTTATCTTCTTCGGAAGCTAGAACGAGAGCATCACTTTTGCGTGCTTGCTCACGAATGTCTCCATACAATGTGTCCAGACTAGCGAATGAGCTAGGATAGAGGATGATTGTGAATACGAAATTCTCCTGCATGGCATATACATCTATACCCTCTGTGCTTATTGGCTTAATCTCGTCGATGTTCACATGGGCAAACTTCTTAAAGTCGATAGATTGAATTGATGCAAACAACTTCTTCAAAATGCTAACATTAGCTTCACCATGAAGGGAGTTGTGAGATAATTCAATAGCAATAGCTTCATCATTTGTAATCTCGCTCTCTTCTACATATAAGATGCCTAGCATTTTATAGTGCAGTTTCTTGCAAGCTCTCAAACGATGATTACCACTGATCATGATGTATCTACCATTATCCTTCTTGATACAGGTAGGCACACTACTCAATCCAGACTTAGCAATGTTGTCTGTTAGTTGGGCGAAGTCTTCACCCGACATTTCATTTGCATTGATTTCTACCTCATCTATGAGGTTTATATCAACTTTTGCGTATTTCCATCTATCTTCATTTTCCATTCTTCAACGATTTTTGATATTTATCAATGATTTCCTTATTCGTAGGGTATATACCAAGTATTCCTTCGTAAGCAAGATAAGATGACGTGCAGTGTTCCTTCACTTTCTTGTATACTCCACGATATTTCATGCTCACAGGCTTATGGGTATAAGCGCAGGAGATAACCTTCTCGCAAAGTTTGTGCATTCTTCTGCTCAAATATCTTTGAACGCCAACAGACTGAATGCAGTACAGTATGAGTTTACTCAATCGAGGGATTGCGTTATTCGTGCAGAAGTCCGTTAATTGAAACAAATCATACCCCTTGTGTTGAGGTAGCGTAAAACCAAACCCACCTAGGGTATATTTATCGTATTTTACCGCAAAAGCATACGTACATACGCTACATTGGTCCACCTTCTTGATATACTTCTTTTGTAAACAATGAAGAAGAGAAGCTTCTACTCGTTCAATCTTTAGCTTATTTGCGTCTGTAATCTCCAAATCATCGGGAGGAACAATCTCATTGCATTCGATTCTGTATGAAGAATACGAGGTGCTTGCATTATTTTGTGCAGTTGGCTTATTGCAATAGAGGAACCTTCCTGCAGACCGTCTTTCCCCACTTGAATTATTCCACATAGCTATCTTATGTAGGTTCCTCAGATAAGGGCTGTTGCTGAAATAGTAGAAATAACTATCACTCGGAATACTTTCCACAAGATTATAGTAATCGTTCCTTGCAACAGAAAAATCTGATTTCAAGTCACTATTTTCAGAAATGAGTTTGAATGCTCTCTTCTGCTTCTTCTCTATTCTTCCGTAATTAAAGAAGATTACCTTCTTATTCTTGATGGCTTCTTCTAGTGTTCCGACATGGAAATCACATGTAGTGAGTAATCTCATCAATCGCTCATTTGCCTCCTCGGTTTTCTCGATAGATTCCCTTGCCTTAATTTTCAACGCTTCGAAGATGGCACTATTTCTTGCCGATTCACTCATGAAATACTTTTGCAGTTTCACCGCATAAAGAGCCAAAGCAAGCTGTCTTGATGGTGTAGGATTGTTATAGTCCTCCAACCATGCAAGCTTATCCTTATATGTTAGTGATGTTTTACCATTTGCCAACATATAGAGCAGATAGCAGTAGGCATCTTGGCAGTATATAGATACTTCCATCTTATCAAGGAAGAATAACTCATAGTAATACATGAAGCCATTTACTATGCAGATTTCCTTGTGTCCGTTAGCTTTTACAGCATCATACAGAGCTGAAACCATTTCAGAATTGTATGGTAAAGGCTTTGTCATATACGACTCTACCTTGTCGTATGGATTTCCTTGGTAGAGTAGCGGACATAATTCGTCTGGAACATCATATTTAAGCCCAGTAACCTCACAGAACTGCTGGTATGATGTAATTGATTTGAAATCCTCCAATTCGTGGCTTATAGCGTAATAAAATAGCCTGTATGTGGAAAGAACACAAGCCATAGCTTGATAGAAATCATCAGTAGCATGGTAAAGTCTAAACTCTATCGTCTTTGTCTTAAAATATGCAGAAATATTCACTGCATGACGTATGAAACCTTTGTTTGAATTGTTAGTGAATAACTTCTGAATATCCTCGAAAGTCTGAGCCTGTAGGACTCCTTCATAATACTTTTCTGTTGGGGTTGGCATAGCTATGGATATAAGCTCATCGCATTCTGATATTTTAGCATACTGCTTAAAATAAGGGTAACACACATAGAAGAATAGGAATACTTTCTTTATCTGATCTACAGACAAATCTCCGACATAAATGTGTACATGGGTGTAGATGCTCCATTTTAGCCTGCCACCTGCAGCAACCATCGATTCATATACAGAACGGAGGTCATGCAGCTCTTTTAAGCAGCAAAGATGTAGTGGAGGGGTATTCACCTCTCCACCAAACTGCTTATTGCTTGAACAATCGGTATTATCAATGCTCTCTTCTTTACTCCAGGAGTAACCTTCGGGCAAATTTACCTTCGCCCTTTCAAGATTGCACATTTCGATTTCAATACCGAATGTTCTGTTTCTTATGTCGCTATCTACCTTCATGAAGCATATCTATTTCGTTAATAATACCTAATCTCTGAATAGTTCTTCCTGTTTTACGGAAGTCTATTCCTAAAGCTACACTTGCAAGCGTAATGAGGGATGATGTAACTGGTAACTCTAAGCCTATATGATGGGCAATACTTTCCATCAGTACCAATCCCTCTGAAACGTCTTCTGTGATGTAACGTGAGTGAACAGATGTTGGACTGATGGCTCTATCACTAGATTCTGAGTAACGATAAAAGCTTTCTAACTTATCCTCTCCCATGAAACCTCCTGCTTTAAAGATGTCTATAGGTCGTTGATGAAGCGAATCAAGAACTTTCTTTTTCTCTTCATCAAGTTTAAGCATAATACCCAATGTGGCTTTATTATTTCTCGTGTATGCTTCACGATACATACAGAAGTTACCATTTGAATATTCTATTCTCGACAGGCTCATAATGGAGCCTACAGTATGAAGAACCATGTTTGGATTCAGCAAAGCCGACTCTAATACAGAATACTCATGATTAAAGCTATTACAAAGATTGTGCAGTTTCTCTAGTTTCTCCTTTTGGTTTTGTGATGGAGATGCTGCAAAAGGACATCTTTCAAGCCTACAACCTACACGGAAAACAACTTCATCGGGTTTATCATCCAACTCTACACGTCCTTCCAAATATGGACCTGTTGCTTCAACAAGCATTGGTAACTTTCGGCAATACTTCTCAAAATAGAAGGAGGATGCGTAGCTACAAATACAGACTACAATCTGATCTTTGTGAAGATATTGATGGATACGTTCTACCAGACCTTCATAGAAGTTACTCTGAATAGTACAAAATATAACTTCTGCGTCAGCAACCTTACTAAGGTCTTTAGAAACCTCTTTGATTGCAGTTTCTGTATAAGTTGATTTCTCTTTAAGAAAAACCCTTTTGCCGTTCTTGATAAGTCTATCAAAGGCATCTGATTTGTATGAAGATGTCTTTAGGAGTGTAACTTCATGACCTTTAATAGAGAGGTCTGCGGCAAAAGCTACACCCACGTTGCCCGTTCCTATAACTGCTATTTTCATGCTCTTTTATTTTAATTCTACAAAAATAGAGCGGCTAGAGGGACTCGAACCTTCGACCTTCACATTGGGAATGTGACGCTCTGACCGACTGAGCTATATCCGCAAAAGAGCGGAGAGTTGGAGCCGCACCAACGACCTCAGTGATGGTATCACTGCGCTCTACTAACTGAGCTATCTCCGCTTATAATAACAATATTCTCTACACGCAAAAATGCTCGTCTTTCCGAGCCGCCAACCCTAGTGGGTATTCCGATGGAAGGAGGGATGCCTAAAACAAGCTTTGCTCCGAGTAAACAGGATTCTTGGAAATTCCAAATTCCTCGACCTGTACTCCCAACTTTTCATTCAGCCATTTAGCCACTATGTGGCGATGGCAAAACTCATCTGGCTTTTCGAAGCAACATAGAGCTACATCTTTTCCATTTGCCATTTTCTCTATTGCTGAGAGAAATGCTTTTGGGTCCCGATGATCCAATATCTCAGAATTGAAACGTTGTACGTAATCTTCTTCCGATTTGGAGTTGTGAAGAATGTCCCATGATGGTGACACGTACTTGTTTGACAATCCTGTAAACCATTTCGGAGGGTAGAGGGCAATGCCGATCATCATGATACCAGCTTTTGCTAACTTAGCTCCGTTTGAGAAGTATGATGTATAAATCTTCATTTCTTTTGTAACTTTTTGCAAAGATAGATAAAATTATTTAATCAACAAATAGTTTCTTGAAAAAAGTGAGAAATTATTTTTCAAGCGTACATTTTCTTAAGAAACTTCTTTAGATATTCGTTATTAATATCCTTTAGTGGAGTAGGGGAGAATGAGGTATCTCGCTCTACGGTTAAGCCTAACTTAGTTGTTAGCCCCTGCAACTCGGTTAAGCTTGTGTAGCCGTACTCGCCTTCACCACTTCCATTGATAGTGATTCCGTAGGCGATATTGTTCTCTAGGTCTGCTTCCAATATGAACCAAGACCATGTACCAATACAAAGGAAGAACTTTGCTTGACAGACGGCTTCTTCCTTTTTGCCATCCTGTGAGTAGAGAGGATATTTTTCCAGTCTCTTCTTAATTTCTTTCGTAATCAGTTTCATTGCTCTTATATTTAAATTGTTATTATTTATTTTTGATAGTGCAAAGGTAATCATTTTTTTGCAAATGACCAAACGTTTAGGGCATAAAATTCTTTTTGCTAACTTAGTTTAACTTATTACTATTCAGGTATTTATCGTTTAGTATAGTTGCCGCATCTACTATCATCTGACTAGCATCAATTCCTAATGACTGATAGAAAGCACCATGTCCGCAAAGTGTTTCGTATGCAATTCGCATGATTCTACGTTCATCCCTTGTGAAATCATACTTAAAAGTCGAAAAGACGGAGAGCGCTCCTTTCAAATCTCCATCTTTTAGCTTTTGCACACCTTGTGCAGTTTTACTCATCTTCATAAGGCTCAATGTTTCTTGTTGTGAAATCGTCTGCGGTCAAGATGATTTCTGATCCATTAACCATTTCTTCGACTTTATCGCATGCGTCACTGCCATTGATGGCATCAACCTCCACTACCTTTTGCAGGTATTCGGTTACTTGCACTTTAACCTTGTGGATGGCAGCTTTTTCTAGTTCCTCTATTCGAAGATTGAACACTTCTAGGAGTTCTTCGATTTCCTTTTCGATTTCCTCGAAATCAATGATGATATCCTTCAAGCGTTTAGGTGCTCCGTTTATTCCATGACCTTCTTTGTCACACCAGTTTAAGGCTTCACCATCGGGGTCAAAGTTCTCGTAGTAGTTGGAGAGATTCTTCAAAAAATCTTTCGGGTCATTGGCAAGCATTTCGATTGACATATTGAAATCTTGACCTGCAGGAGAATAACGCTGAAAGAAGATGTAGGCAAGGTCATTGCCATTATCTGTAGTATCTACTGTCCAACCCTTGTTTTGTCCTATACTGATAATCAAATCTAATAACTTCTGTTCCATTGTTCTAACTTTTAAATGTCGTTATAATGAAGACCTTCACCCTCCACTAGTACATGGTCTTCGTTTTCTACTAATTCTGAGAGGGATAACCAGCATCCACGATAAAGAGCCTTTTTGAGGTCTTGGTAACGTGCTTCTGCTACTTCCTTATCGGTGATGAGGGATTCTTTAAGTTGGTCCTCTGTGTAGAGATACCATATTAATTTGTATATCTTCATAATCGTATATTTTATGGTTCTACTATATATTCGTTAAGTGTATGCTGTTCTAGCATAAACTCGTAACCTACATTGTTTAGCTGACTTTGCTTTTGATACCCGAGTTCATTAATCTGAGTATCTGTAGCATTAAACTTCCTTGCTGCTTTTATGCAATTTGGAAGGTTGCCGATAAAGAGCAATTCCTTGCTGTCTGTAGATAGGTGCTCATCGGTTCTGTATAGAAAATAAACCTGCAATTTCATACATTCAAATTAATAACTCATAATGTGATTTAAACGCCAATCTCTTTCGACCTCGGAGATATTTTCGTTTTTATACTCTTTTTCGATTTCTTTCTTTGCATCACTAATTGATGCTGAGTAACCTAATGCATTCATTCTCAATCCTTTCTTTGAAATCTATATTTTGGGCATTCCCTTTTATTAGCTATCACAAGCAGGACAGGGAATAACAGACCATGCTTGCAACCATTACCATATTCGTTGGATGCTTCGCAAGTTTCACAGCCATAATAGGTGTTGATGTTGAATGCGCTCATAACTAAATCTCCATTGCCACTTCAATTCCTTTCTTTGGATTCTTGGTAGCTCTGTCTAGGCTAACCTTTCCATTGAATACCCCTTTCACAATTGCGTAAAATGAAGTGCGCTTATCCTCGGTGGTAGGTACCTTTCCGTAGCGTTCACAGGTAACGCCCTTATCGGTAAGAATGGTGTTGATTTCCATCATTCCGAAGTAAGACTCCTCGAAACGCTTCTGAATGACCTTGCCACACACCTTAACTTGGCATCCTTTCGGAAGGTTCAACTCTGGCTTCAAGCTGTCTTCGTAAGCCTTGACCAGGAAGAAGGCATAGACCTCTTGACCTTGATAACAATAGAAATTCTTTGCTACCGCAAGCATATCCTCTTCAAACTCTGTCTTAGGCTGAATCTTTGCACCGAACTCGCAAACCGCCTTCACGTAATCTTCATCCACCTTTAACTTACCGCTATTCAAGATTGTGTCGATACCCTCCAAAGTTGCCGAGCGGTAACGGACGTGTTCAACCTTAGTTCCCTTTTTATAGACTGGGCAAATATCGTATTGAGCCTTTGCTGCCATGATGAGGTTCGTTTTAAGGATAGCATTCTTGTAGCTTGAATCCTTCCTGCCGCCCCACTCCTCTATGTCGCCAAACTCATCATCGGTAGCATAGCTGATTCTGTAATCATAGAGTTCGTAGAGCTTTTTGGTAAAGTCAGATATGTAGTACATATCATTGATACCAAACTTCTTGATACATTCGCAACCTACTTGTAATTCCTCGCCCGTCTTCACATTTTCAACGACATAGGCATTCTTGCACCAATGACCGCAAAAGTCACATTTACCATAGTCTGCTCCGTGCGCAGGGTTCTTAAAAATAAGCTCCTTGGTCGGGTCGGCAGGAGTAAAAGCATCGTCCTTATATGTAGCAAGGAGTCTCCAACCGCTCTGCTCTGGTATGTCGATCGTAAGGTCACATACCTCATGGAAAACCTCGATTCTCTGCCCTCCAATTCCTTCTTCATTGATTACAGGATGATAAAACAACTTCTCATAAGGCTTACCTAGGGAGTAAGCGAAGTCCTTTACATTCTTACGTGTCTTGTCTGCAAACTTCTTGAATGCGTCAACTGACTCTGATGGAATAAACGTTTTTATCGTATTCATTGCCCTTATCATATAGAGGTAGGGTGGTTAGTCCTACCGTTACCTTTTTATGCGATATTCAAATATTTACGCAAATCAACTAATACTGATGCTACATTTACAAAGTATGGAATACCATTTCTTTCTTGCTGCATGTGGATTCCGATGCTTTCTAGTACAGCTTTTTCACTTTTGCTGTAGAAGTTATCTGCTAGCGTACCAAACTCGTTTTTGCCGTATGGCTTGTTCAATATATCGAATAGCTGTTCCTTCTTCATTTGCTCCTTCAACTTGGTTGCTCGCTCTTTTCTAGCTCTTGCAACTCTTTTGAAGTTCATCTTCTCCCAAAGAATGCAGAAAGCATCCTTATCTAGGTCACTTGCCATATATACATTCTCGATGGAAGCGTATTCGGTAGCATTGACCGACATTCCTACTCGCTGCTCAAATTCTTGCTGTGTCATGATTACTTAACGTTTAAGAATTTAGAAACCTTACTAACTACACCCTTTACAGTAGAACAAGTTGAAGACCTTCAACATTACCAGTTTCTGCGTAGGTTCTTGATGTATTCCTTATTCTTAGAAGCATTCATCATTCTATTATACTCAGCTTCACTAACAAGAATTGATATTGAATCCTTTTCTTTGTAATCTATTACGTTGTACTTGTCTATCATATTCCAAGTATCAATAATATTTCTTAGTTCAATCTGTTTCATTGCTCTTATCTTTTAAATTGTTATTATTAATTTTTGATAGTGCAAAGGTAATCATTTTTTTGCAAATGACCAAATTTTAACTATCTTATTTTCAAGTACTTACGATAGTTTAACTTTTGGACTTCTTTATAGCCTGTTTGCTAACTTTTGCTAACTTTTTAATCGGACGTATTGTAGTTTGGGAAACTTTTACTATCTTTGCAGCATGAATATACAAGAATATCTAGAACAATGCTCTGTTAAGTCCGTGGACGAGCTTACAGACGAACAGGTGGTGAGCTACTATACCAAAGGAAATGCAGGTATAGCTCAAATGTGCGCAGTAGAATTAGCTCTACAAGACTACCCTATTAGCGGCTTTACAAGAGAACAAATAATGCTCTCTATTCGCAAGGCAATGAAAACTAAAACAAAGTTTGGTCTGACCTATATTACCAATGAATCAGCCGTAGGTCCTACCGAAAGAAATTCAAGATGGGTGGTAGAACCATAGACTACCACCTATCTTTTTGTCGGTTTGTTTAGCTTATAATACTTCTCATAGAGAGCCATAGCTTCATTATAAAGCCTTGGCAAAACCTTTTTGAAGTATTTATTATTAGACCAATAATTTTCGCTTAAATGGGCTATAATCTCAGCTAAACAATTATGCGAACTCGATGCGAAGTAATCGACTTCGTGTCCTAACATTCCCTGTATCCAGTTGTGGTCTTTGTCGATAGCTTGCAAAGTATCAGAGATTTTGCCAAATTGTTCCATTACATCATACGTTTTGTCTTTTACGAGTTTGAGCTCTTCAAATAGTCTATCAGCGATTTTCCATTGCGAAACACCTTCTCCATCTACGTATCTATATTCGGGCTTGTTGTAGTCTGCAAAAAACCTTTTATAAAGATTTTTGAAGTCTGCATTTCCTTCCCAATTACCTTGTAATGCGGCTTTAGCGTGTCCGTATTCGTGATATTGGAGACCCTTGCGATACCATTCTGAATTTAAGATTCTTTCCTTTAGACCATCGAAGTCTATTCGCACATGATTGTATTTGCTCCAAAAGTATGCTTTGTCGCCGCTGAGGGTGATACAAGGAACAAACTTGTCAAAGCTATCGTAGAACTCTTTCTTTCCAAGCCATTTGGTCGGACTCAATCCAATACCTCTAAAGCCTTCCACGATGGTATGAGGTGTATTGTAGGATAACTTATCTAAGCCATACGCAATTAAATCTTGATCCGAAGACAGCTTGTAGATGTTGTACGCACCCTCTATCTCACGATAAACCCTTTCATAACCTCGGACATCAATCCTTGCAGTTTCTATGGTCTTGATATAATCATTGAAGCGAGGAATCCATCTTGTAGGAATGATACTCAAATCTGCTGTTCTCAATTCGTTCAGATGGGTAGAAGCTTCCATGACCTCCTTCAAGCCGTTATGATACTCGTCAAGAAAGACCTCATAAGCCTTGCCCCAGCCTTCTGTTATGCGAGCCGATTCTACTCTTATCCAAGAATTGACGTTATCAATGTTTGGACCATACAGATTTTGCATGAGTTTCTTTCCTGCCATAACTGCTTCCTGGTCGTCTAATGCAGTCTCCAATTCCCAATCATCGAAATCATCTATTAGCTTCTTAGGCTTCAACGGAATAGAACGAAGGTCTTGCAGTTCCCTACGAGCTTCATCATAGGTAGCCTTCAACTTTGTTTTTATCTTGCTCACTGGTTCGAATTGTGTAGGAGTGATATTCGCAAACTTCTTAGTTACTCCATCCCTCCAATCACCGAAATCATAGCTATAATCGAACTTAGCTAGATAACTTTTCTTTGTCCTGCCGAAAGACTCTACAGCTTGACGAACCTTGTCATCATACTTGTCGAGCATATCTGACAAAACAGAACGTTCACTATCAGTCATCATTCCAAAACTCTCTTTAAATTGATGTGTAGTGAGGAATTTTTCAAAGCTTGATATATCAACTTCATAGGCTTTAGCATTTCGCCTTAATGTTGCTATGTCAGAATTATCTACATCTATGTTGTATTTCAATAAGTCTCTGTTCTTCCAAGCAAGCTTTATGGCTTTTTCGTCTCTGTCAGCATGGCGGTACTCAGCCGCGTCCTCAACGGACAGGTGCCAATACTTTCTGTTATCCTTCAAGAAGTATGGAAGTGTTTCTGCTTGCCCGATTCGGCTGCGGTTATTGCGTACCCAGTCATTAAAGTTCTTTGGAGGGCGAGAAATCATAGCTGACTTCTGAATGGAAGGAGAACCATAGTACTCTTCATCGCTCATCACAATAGGTACAACATAACACATGCAGTTAGGATGCCAACCTAGGAAGACAAAGTCTTTTGGGTATATTCCCAACAAATCATCACAGATGTCGGGTGCAGGGTGGCGTTTACTCAACTTAATCTCATAGCCCAAGATGAAGTCAAATTGTTGCCAACGTGTCTGCTCTGCCTTTCGGTAAGCCATGTTTATCTCGGTTCTAGCCAAACGTATAGATGCGTATTGGCAATTCGCGCATGTAGCGGCTTTTCCGAACTTTTCTGTATAATCAGCCTTTAATGAAGGATAGTCTAACAGATACTTACTGATTCGCTTGCTGAGAACAACCGCAGACTGCCCTCTTTCTATTGCAGTTGATATGGTATGCTCCAACTCCTTTTTCAAGGCTTGTGACTGATACCATAGTTTCTGAGAAACAGACAACCCCTTATCAACCCTATTCTGAAAAGCCTTCAAAGCATCTGAATTAGGTTGGAAATACCTGTTGTACTTATCTCCGCCCTTCTCAAAATCATAAGCACGAAGTACCTTTCTTGCAAGTAGGTCCTGCATGATGTTACTTTCTTTCCACTCATTTGTGGTACCTGCATAGATGAGGTTATTCATCTGTGCAGCATAACTAGTCATGATGCCATTGATGGTTTGTTTCAGTTCTGGATAGTCCCCAAACAAGAACTCCGCAGAACCATCATAACCGACACCATCTATAGCAGTAGCAACTTGGCTAGCGATTCTATCATAAATGCTCTGAACTTGTGCCACGTAGTTAACTAAGCGTCTATTCAGAGCATCGTATGCTTTCTTTTGATTGGGGATATTTGGTCTCATTTATTTCGGCTTATAATGTTCGTTTACACATTCCCTTTGATAGAGGATAGCAAACTCCTCATAAGGGCAAGTGCCCAACGTTGGCTCTCCCGTAACACTAAGATTACGTGGATTGGAAACGTGGGCACATAATTTGCAGAACTGAGGTTCTTTTGGAATAGGCTTAACCTTCTTCTTTGGAGACATAGCAATTAACCTTTACCTCTACAATCGTATTGCCATCCTTCTGATATACTCTCTGCTTCATGATCTTGGATTCGATAGTATTGAGTACATCTTTCTTTGCCTGTGCGAGAGTTTCCTTTGTTATCTCACGCAAAGCTTCTCTCATTGACTTGACATGATGGTCTCGCTTGTAGTGGCGAATGTAATTCTTGTCGATACTATAAGCCTTGGCACATACCTTTGGCTCTAGGATTTCTTTCTGTTCAAAGACAGTGACACTGATAGGGTTGAGTCTTCTAGCTAACTTGAATAGCCAAATTGCGATTTTCTTCTTCATAATTTGTGCAGTTTATTGCGTTTATATTGTTTGTTCACCCATAGCAAAAGCAGACTGCTGTACTGCTGCCGCATTAAGTTCATCCTGTCGAATATCCTCCATTGTCTGCTGAGGGTCTTGCGACTGCCCAAGCTTAACGATGGATTCAAGCTGACTTTCTACCGGCTTACCACCATTAGCCTTTTGTCTGATGGTGATGTCGTAGCTCTCATCCTTTGGTATGTAAGGAGTGATGATGTGGTCGCAGGTGACGTTATCTATCTCCTTTTCCCATTTTGGATTCATGACCTTCAAGAATGCCTTGATTACATTGAACTCTCTTTCAAAGAACTCCTTGAAAGCGCCCGATTCCATGCGAACTTTCAGATGTGCATCTGTGAGCAACGTCTGTCTTGCATCGTAGCCGATATTACCAAGAGATTTCATATTCTCAAAGCTAATATCTGGCATTTGAGAAAGCATCCAGTACAATCCGAGGAGGGTTTTATTCTGACCGCTAACCGCTTCTTGCGACTGGTTCCATGATACGTATGAAATGTCGCCATCATTCTCGACTCTCCATATACGCAAACTTTCTCCCTTTTTCTCCTGTCCGACTATGCCACCCTTGACTTTTGCGATTGGTGCAGCATTATATGCAATCACATTGCTATTGCGGCTGATATTGTACTCAAACTCGCTTCGGATATTATCAAGCCCCTCGTAGATGGCGTGAGGTCGGGACAGGTATGCTCCAGGAATCTTATGGATGATGATTTCCTCACCACTCTTAGTGTTCCCATCCTCATCAACTTGTGCAGTTACTTCCTCCCACATTTCACCAAGGTTACTTTTCTTCCAAATGAAATGATAGTTTTCTGTAAAGGTTTCAAAGAATGTTATTGTCTCTTTGTCGGAAACAGTCTTGTCATATTCAAACGACATAGCTTGCATATCATCATACTCATCAATGATAGGGTACAATCTTACTCCGTCCATAGGGGAGAAGGTTTTGCACTTCAACTTGTAGTTTGACTCAAATCCATATAGAGAGTTTGGCTTCTTGACAGAATACCAGATAGTGAAGATTTCACAGCTTGCGAAATAAGCTAGTCCACGTTTGTAGTTCATGTTGTCAATATGAGCACAATCGTAGATTTTTTCTAATGCCTTTTGGATTTCCCTCTGAATATCATTTTCAGGAGTGTTGTACTTTCTCTTAACTGGTATAGAGAATGTAAATTCTGTTATTCTGTTTGTGAGCAGCTTTTCAAGGGCAACCGCTATACGGGATGATTTTTCTCCATTGTCTTTATCACGAAGGCTTATGGTATCTGTCATTACCTTATGGCTTGCTGGCTCATATAAACTCAAAAGATAACTCCACAAAGGGACCATTACAGTCCTTCTGCGTAGCTCTTCTATCTTTTGGCTAATAGTATCAGTTTTCTTGAGTATTTCTTCGATGTTCATATCTTTACTACTTTTGGTGCAAAGATACTAAAAATATTTAATCAACAAATAGATTTAACCGAGAAATTGCATATTTATTTTCGCTTATAGAGCTTTTTATGTTTTTGATGATAATGAATAAAGGCGATACAAGCAAATCCGCTTATACCGCCTTAGATAGAGCAATAAAATATCTTATGCAGGCATTAGTAATTGCGCCTTTTCTTTGTTCACGATTTCTAATACCATTTTAGCTGCCTTGTTTACGTCTGTCAAAACAGAAACGATGAACTTTGGTTGCTTTTTAAGCTTGCTGATCCAACCATCTAGGTAAGCAGCGTTATTATTTAAAATGCGACTGCTAAAGCCTAGGACGTTTCCGATAAGAGCTGCTCCAAGCTCCGCAACCAACTCTTCTCTTGCATAGTCCTTTTCTCCTTTCTCATTCTCAAACCCTCTATTCAATCTAGACTTATGCCCTGTTGAGTGAACCATTTCATGTAGAAGGGTTGAGTAGTACTCCTGTCCATCCTCGAATATCTCCTGCTCTGTATTGCCCTTCTTGAACTGACTTTTAAGTGGTGTTGTAATATCGTCTACCCAAACTCTGTAAAAAGCTCCACTTGAATACTTGTCATAGTGGATAGGGCAGAGCCACTTCTGATAAAGGAGCATATCATCAATTTTCTCGTTGACGTACATACCAGCCGTGTCTGTCGGCAACTCATCCTTATCTTTGAGACTGAACTTCTCCTTCAACTTCTGCATCGTCTTAGGTGCTATCTCTTCGAGGTTGGTTTGGCTGAGATTGAACACGTTGTAGCTCTTCAAGAAAGGCTGGACTTTGCAGTCTAGTTGGGCTGATCGAGTCATTCCATTGTAGCTGTCTTCTGTTATTTTGTTTCCATTCTTGTCTTTGTACTGAATGGACCAAAACAGAACAGGGAAGCTTTTCTCTCCTTTGTTCACACTAGCTCCTAATGCCTTTATCTGATTGAAGGTAGCAAAGATAGGATATTTGAATCTTTCTTCGTCCATCATGCAGAGGAACAGGAAGAATGAGTTCATTCCATTATATTCACGCCCTCCAAGGTTCACTGGGTTACCACCATAAGATGTGGTGAACCAACCCATCTTCCAATCTCCTGCCTTCATCTTTTGCATTCGTGAAATCATCATTTCAGCGAAATGTTCTAAAACGTTGTCTGTCTTCATTGCTCTTACTTTTTATATGCAGTTATTACAATTTCTTGCCATACATTCTTGCTATCTCATCGTAGATATATGCTCCGCTTGTATGAGGACTGCCAAACAATCCAAGAATGCGGTTATCTACAGTGATGCTGTTTGTCTTAACGACAACTCCGTTTTTGAGGTGGTCGCAATAAACTTCATTGCCGATATGGTAAAGCTCCATCTTGCGATTATAGCAATCTGTTCCAATATACTCCTTACTCATGGCGATCTCCTTTCTTTTTAAATTGTCTGCATGCGTAATACATTTTGTTGAAGTTATCTACCTTCTGGCGGATTTCGTCTTTAGTATTAAAATCACAAATCATGTCATGATAAAAAACTTCGCTGTCTTCTTTAAATAAACAGATGTCTAAGTAATCTGTATCAAGACCTAACGTTACATGCCCCTTATTTCTTTTTACCTTTTCTAATATAGCTTCTACTGCTTTCTTAAAGTGAATTTTTGTTCTGTCTAACATTTCATTGCTCTTATTGTGACTAGTTGGTTGGACCAGTCGTTACCTTTTTATTTACTTAACGTTTAAGAATTTAGAAACCTTACTAACAATCCCCTTTGCTGTTGAACATATTGAAGCGGTTTCAACTGCCACACTCTTGCCATCCTCCCAATAGGTAATCTGGATTCTCAACTTGTAACCATAGAAGCAGTTAGTTACATGCGCTCTAAGATTACCCTTACGAATGTCACCTTCGAAATAGTTATAACCTCCATCAAAATCACTTGTAACTGCTGCTATAACCTCAGCTTTGCTTGATACGTTTATTGTCTGTTTCATTGCTCTTATCTTTTAATTGTTATTATTTATTTTTGATGGTGCAAAGGTAGTCATTTTTTTGCATTTGACCAAATTTTAACCGCATTATTTTTCTTGGTTAACTTTATATAACTTATTGACTACTAGAGTGTTAAATAAAACCTATTTTCCTCTGTATAAGGCTAATTCAGGAAAATGGTATAAGGATATGGAGAAGAAAAATAGACAGCTTAGAAAGGCTTATGTAAGGTATTTAACCTTTCTTTAACTTAACTAATGTTACCGAAAATTACAGGAAGCTAATTTGACAAAAGATAGTCAAAAATGCCTTTTAACATGGTGTTACGGAGTGTTAATTAGGTGGTTTACCACCTTTTTTTTGTTAGCAACTTCCTTAATTCTAGCACCTCATTTCTCAAATCAGCGTTTTCTTTTCTGAGCTGCGAAATGAGGTGCTTATATGATAGTTCTGTTGTCTTGTCCATATCACTTGAACTTGATGATGAAAAATTCATGATCCAACCACTTGCCTGGGCAAAGACCTTTCTTCGGCTTACCGATGGTGATACTCTCAATCTCCTTCTCAATTCGTGGACTATCCTTGCGGTAGCCGTTGATGAAGAGAACGTGGGTATAAGGTTTATATTCCAGCTTGCCTATCACGCGACAATAACCGCCAAACTCATCGAAAAGCACCTCACCGCTTTCGGCTTGTTGGTTTACCAGTCGGGAAGCCCAATATGGCTTTATATCCCGATATTCCTCAGTCTTCTCGCCCGATACGATTTTATCGAACCATTGCTTGTTAATGGTGAGGGTCAATACTTTCTTTTTCATCCTTACACCTCCTCCCAATCGGTTGCGAGAATACTTTCAGTAGGTATAGCTGCAACACCTAAAGAGAACATATTAGGCATACACGTTCTGTATGATATTGTTTGAGGGAAACAGCCGCCTCCGCATATAGCAAATATGTATTCGCTATTTTTACGTCTAACAT